CTGTGAAACCAGTTGATCCTCTTATACCTGCAGCACCAGTTGATCCCGCCATTCCGGTGGAACCAGTTGCTCCTTTAGAACCGGTTGATCCTGTTTCTCCTTTAAGACCAGGTTTTCCTGTTGCACCAGTTTCTCCTTTAAGACCAGTTACACCTCTAACACCGGATGGTCCAGTTGCTCCAGTATTTGCAGCCAAACCATCTTTTCCGATATAACCGGTAGGACCAATAGAACCAGTTGCGCCTGTATTTGCAGCAAACCCATCTCTTCCAATAGGACCAGTTGATCCTGTGGAACCAGTTGATCCTTTAACACCAGTTGGCCCAGTTACATTGCTATTTGCACCAGTTTCTCCTTTTATACCTCTGGAACCAGTAAAACCAGTTGGTCCTATGGAACCAGTCGCTCCCATGGAACCAGTCGCTCCAGTCACACCCCTGGAACCAGTCGCTCCAGTTACACCAGTGGAACCACTTACTCCTCTTATACCCTGAGGACCGGTCTCTCCTTTTAGACCTGCGACACCAGTAGCACCGAGTGGTCCAGTAAATCCCGTATGTCCTCTTGCACCAGCTGGCCCCCTAATAACTAATTCGCTTCCATTTGTCACGATTCCACCTAAACCTCCACCACCAAAGCATATCCAAGTGTCGGCAAAAGTTTTTCCATTGGTTGATCCGCTTTTTGACGCCGCAATCATTTTAACTCCAGAACCACCCAAATTAATAGTTTCATTCAGCGGTGATAAAGTGCTGTAATTTTTTCCACCGTCTTGCGATCTAACAATAACGTAATTTTGTTGGCTAATATTATTGATAACAATCCAGGTACCAACAATACACAAATCAGGTGGAGGAAGTAAAATTGAAATATCAACCAAAGGATTGTATGAATGAATTTGAAACATGTCATTTTTAACATCAACTGATACATCGTCTGACGGAGTTTCTATAATGGGTACATTATCAACATTTCCTTTACCAAAATCAAAATATAAATTAGAATTGCTGTCAAACCATGCGTTACTGTTAAAATAAATTCCACCAGTAATGCCACTTGCATATGGATTGCTATTTATGTAGACGGAACCAGTAGCACCTAAAGTTAGATTAACCGCTTGACCGGTAGCTTCTATTGGCGTCACAATGTTTGATGCAGTTATAGACCAATTTCTTCTATTATCGTTTAATTGTGGTCCAGACATAATTATAATTATAATTATAATATAAAATAAAATATATAATTATAACTAATGCGATTTGATGCAAGAGTTAGCTGCTACAAATGATATATCCTAGCAATATATTGTGTAATAACTTTCCATTTCTCTTACATTTTGATTATGCAAATATTTGCATGTTACTTCCGAAGACTAAATATTCATCAGTTTAAATAGAATTCAAAGAGGTATATTCTTCTAAAATGATAGAATCTGATGATATATCAGCGTTTCCTATTAAACCAAGTGCTGTTGGTGTATTGTTTTCAAGTTGAAAAAACAACTTATAAGTAACTTTATTTGTAGTATTTGGAGAATGCATGTAATTAAAAGTATAAATATTTGTTAATGGACCACTTCCATTAAAAGTACCAAAATCTGAATCTTGACCAAGCAAACTATAATTCATTTCATCTATGGTATAAACAATTCCTATAGTTAACCTAGTTGCAAAAACATCACTAGATCTATATGTTACTTTAAGTTGAACTTTGATTTTATTTTTTGAATTACTTGGTTTAATGCTAGAAACAAAACCACGGCTAGAAGCATCATAACATTTCAACGATGACAATCCTGGATATGGTGAGGATGATGCAGGTGTTTCAACTAAATAATCTGAAAATTGTTTGTCAGTGTAAATATATTGAACAATAACGCCACCTGAAACAGTATTTGATTCTGTAGTCAAAACCGGATCTGTCTCTACTGCATTAGTAATATAATTTTGTGAAATCACATCATAATTGCATGGTATTTCTGCGCTAGCTGCAAGAATACCTTTTGCTCCTTGTGGCCATTTATTTCCGCCAGCAGAATATGTGCGTCTAACTCTTGGATAATATGTCGGCAACCCATCATTATAACATAAATACGTAATTGGTCCAGGAACATCAGAATCAGAAGTAGGGTAGCAATTTTGGTTTTTTGTAATACTATAAATTTCTCCGGTGCAAATATTCTCACTAATATTACAAATAAGACTTCCTCCTTCAGGAATAACATTTGTTTCTGGATCCACAGCAATTTCAAGAATCGGTGGCAGAACAACATCAATTGCATATTCTTTTTGTGGAGGTTTATACACAGATGGAATTATAGGAGCTGGAACTTCGCCAATTATTTGAGAAGAATCGCCATTATTTGTGGGCAAAGAATAGTATATATTTGTGTTGTTTTTAGGACACGTGAGAACCGCGTCAGTATCTTGCAATAAAAAAAACGCTGCATTATTTACGGCATTTTGTCCTCTACCATTCAAATTTAATAATACTGTTGGATTTTTTGTATTAATATTATTGTATCCAACACGTTTTAAACTTCCAGTGTTAGGGTTTGTATAACTCTGAGTTTGTGTTGCCCAACTTGTTGTACGATTAGTCCACATACCTTTGGCAATTTGTGAATATCGTTGTTGTTTTGTAATATTTGAGCTATTTTTTTTATACTGCAAAACATTTCCTTTTTTAAGTACTTCTAACAAGTAACCTTGACCATTTTGAATCTGTATTGGTGCGTTTGAATAAGTGCATTGGTTTTCAAACCGGTACCATTCTCTGGGTGGTTTTGGGTTATAGTCTGAACCAAGATATGGCATTTTATATAGTTATATACATAATTAAATATATAAAATTAAATTTTCTATTACGATTGTTGAGAGAGAACTCAGGTTCCCCTTTTGCTTCGCTAAGTCCCCTCCTTAAAATCTTTTTTATCAGAGTTATAAATCTCATTCCACACATGCTAATGGGATTCATACTATAGGAATAAATTATTTAACGACTCTTTTAAATTAAGATTTTTAGGTCTGAAAGCCTACATGCTTCTAATTGATTATTGCCTATTATAGTTTAACTGCGAGTTCCTAGAGGATTAAATTGATCTCCAGAGCCTGCAAAAAACCATCTTAAAGATAAATAATTGGGATTCTTAATATTAATAGATGAAGAGCCATGCATTTTTGTATTGGGTCCACCCTTTACTAAATTATATATTTCTGCGGTTCCCAATGCATAATCATAATACCACAAGTTTGAAATATAGCCCGAAAATCCACCATTTAATGCGACATTGACGTCCCCATAATTTTGCTTTGGAACACTTGTTAGCTTTAAACTCTTTGTAATCGTACCGTTAATATAAATGTCTAAATTTGTATTGCGACATCTAATGATAACATTCACCCATTTATTTAAAGGGATGTCATCAATAACAACTTCTTCATTTATGTTATTGTAGGTATTCATAATAACCTTTAATGCATTTGTATTTGGCATAATGTATAATCCTGGCGCATTGTTTGGAAAATTGAGTCCAGTATCCGCAATATTTGCATTTCCTTTGCTAAAAATGTGTCTATATTTTGTTGACTGTGTGTCATCCATAAAAACCCAAATAGACCATGTAAATTCTATTCCGTTGGGTCCATTCACAGAGCGAACAATTTGTTTCGCGTGAGCTTGAGACGGGTCTTGTGGAATAACTAACAGCTGTTTCGCGTCAACCATACCATTAATTAATCTAGGAGAATTTGTAGGTCCAAAAAACCAAGCTAATATTCCTATGGAAAATTGTAAAACAACAATGAAAATAAGAATTACTAATAGCAAGAATGAAACACGCGAGATTAAACTACTAGAGTTCATAAAGTCTTTTAATCCACTTCCTCTTCCAGTAGTTTGTGTTTTAAAACTTCCGTTGTCCATCTATATATATTATAATATAAGAAAAACCTTGTTAAATTGTAAAACCACCGGCGTCTGTTCCATTATTTGAGAAAGTTACCTTAACTTGGTATTTTCCAAAAAGATTGGATAACCAATTTTTACCGTAGCCCTTTTGGTAAATGTTCCATGCGGCCTGAGGGTTAGTAGAATTGGGAAAATATTGGAATTTTGATGTCCACCCAGCGAATCCTCCAGCAGGAGTTACATAAACATCCGCATTTTGGTTAATTTTGGAAACTCCTGGCAAGACGCAAGTTTTTACTAGCTTTCCGTCTAGATAAACGTCCAATGTTCTTCCATATGTGCTAATTAATAAGTTAACCCACTTTTGTATAGGAACATTAGTAACTGAACATGTGTGAATAATAGAACCATCAGAACTTCTTACAGAGTCACTAGACAATGTTCCGTCGGCTCCTGCGTAACATGTTAACATAATTGAAATGTTATTTTCAATGCTTCCTAAAACAACCGCGGGGCAAGGATTTTTGCCAGATACGCCGGAAACGGATACACTTGTTGTGTCGGTTAATCCTCCCATGCGACCAAACAACATCTTATTTTCTCCATATTTGTAATTCCAGTCATTAACATAAAACCATATAGAATATGTGAAATTGCTAGAATTGACCACAGACCCTGTTGCTAACGATTTTGCGGCAATAGTCTGCATCGTTGTTCCAGAACTTAAACTGCTCAAAGTGGTTGAATCTGAAAATACATAGCGAATTACAACATAGAGTAATACAACAATAATAATTATGAGAAGCACATTCTTAATATCCATAATATAATATATTCATAGAAATTATCTTGAATATATTGCCAATAAAGTCTGTTAAAGACCATTAAAATTATCATTATTTGCCACAGCAAACCATTTAAATGACAAATAGTCAACGCTTGTATCATTCGGGTCAGCTTTAAGTGGTTTGCTTGGAGAATCTTCAGCTTCTACTGTTTTAACATCAATGTTAACAGGAATAGTAATTATCGGTGGATTATATTTTATATTAGCACCATTCAAGACATTCTTAACAATAGATTCTTTGCTTGCGTTAACCACTGGAGGGGTTTTGTGTTTCACCGCGTTGTACAAATAATATACTTGTGAAACATTAATACTAGTGTTAAAATATGTAACATTGCAGATTTCGCCATTTATTCCTTTATTTGAACCAATTGTAAGTGTGTCTTTTGACATCTGAGGAACTGCTTCATTTGCAGATTTTACCAACTGTCCATTATAGAAAATGTCTAAAGTTCCATTACTATAATTAATAATAATGTTATTCCATTTTTGAAGTAAAACATTTGGCATTTTATAAATAATTATATTTCCATTTGCGTCTAATTCTTGTGGGTTTTTCATTCTACTCACACTTCCAATTGCTGGCTCACCGTCATTTGCCAAAGTAATCATAAGCGTATTTTCGGCCGCATTGTAAAGAACATTTGGTTTATTTCCATAATTTAATAATGAAGTATATTTGTTCAATGAACTGCTAACATTTGGACTTACGGCGTCAATAAAAACCCAAAATGAAATGGCGTAATTATAATCATAAGGATTGTCGTCATTTGTTCCATTTAGTTGATCGTATGATCCTATTGAATTTTCAGTGTTTGTATAAACCGGATTATTCACCAACAATGTTCCACCTTGTTTAGATAAATTTGTTTGTATCTGTTGTCCTAGGAAAAAATAAATAACATATAATAAAATTACAAAAATTAGTAAAATGTAATATGCACGAGGAGTGTTTTTAGTGGCCTCTATAGTACTAGTTAATCCATGCCATAATCCACTTAACCCACTTTTTCCTGCATTTAAACCAGCTTTTCCAACGGAAGCACCAACCCCAGCACCAAATCCTAGAAAACTTAATATAGGATCAAGAATTCCGACTAGTATGCAAGGAATATACAACAGAGTATTAACAATTAATCTGAAAAATGGACTCTTTTTATAATATGCGCCACCAGTAACCAACTTGAAAACAAGTCCCAATATTACAACAACAATAATTAAATTCAAAACAAAAGAAACTACTCCTGATTTACTGGATAAACTTTCAACTCCAGTAACCAACCATCCAATTAGGAGACCAGAAAATATTAGACCAAATAATAACATAAAAACTTGTCTAGCTATTTTTGTGATGTTTGCCATACTTTTATCAATATTTCCACCAGCGTCCATCAGTTTCACATCAGAAAAAGAAAGAACTCCAAAAAATAATATCCATAAAATGAAAATAATTATCAATAAAATAACAATTCCCGAAACCTTTGTAGTTTTATCAGACCCCGCAATTTCGGTTCCTGAGATAAATCCGTCGGGATATCCCAAAATTCCAGCCACGATAAGAATTAAAAATATTAAAAACCCGATTCCACCGAAAAGCCCAATATTTGACAATCCTTTAAAAAAACCACCAGCAGACGCATCTGCTCCAGGTAAACCAGTTGCTCTTGAACCTTGTATTGTGGGAAGAGTCATAAGAGTAACCAAGTAAAGAAACCCAAATATGGTTAATAAAATTGTTATAACGAGAGAAGGCCCAAAATAAGTTTTTAAATATCCTCCGGGGTCTACTGTATAAAACAATAACATGAAAACTATTAGACAAAAATATATAAGCGCGTATTTAACGCGTTCGTAGTTTAATTCAAAACCATATAATAACCGACCCTTTTCTATTGCTAAATAAAATAAAAATATTCCGATTAACATAGTTGCTGGAAAAATTAAAAATGAATACGCGTCAATTATTCCGCGAGGGACATTTCTATATAGTACAATAAGGCCAATTATATACGCCACCAAAAACAATACATATTTAAGCCTGCTTACAAAATTCAAAAAATCTTTATAATTAGGTATGGTCATAAAAACGATGAGCAACATTGCTGCAATAAATGCCACAATTATCATTGCTGTGTTATTTTCTTGTTGTGACAATTCCTTTCCTGAAGGTAAAGTTGCTGATTTTGAATAAATTAATCCAATAACAACGGAAATAAGTACTAACATTACTATAATAAATGTTGCATATACAAGCGGTGTTTTTATTTTTGCGTAATCGTAACTGCTAACAGAATTGGTATTTGCACTTATGGTATTTAATAATGGAATTGCTATAGCTTTTGGAATGCTCATAATATATAATTACATTATATTTTATGAGTTTTTGGCTGAACTCTTTGGTCAACTTTTCTCATTTAAAACGTTCATTTTATGTGGGAATATATAATATAAATGCATTTTATTAATTTATTGAATGAATAATTAATGCTACATTTTCGTGTAAATAACCAGACATACCAAGAGGTGTTCCATTCATTCCAATCCATTCATAGTCAACTTTATTTTCTGTAATAAATTCATAAAACGCTTTAAGTTCTCATGTATCTCCGTCAAACCCGGGATAATTTACCAATTCGTCAAATACAATAATACAATCCTTATCAATATAATCTTTCAATACATCAAGTATATATTTTTAAATTAGAAAAGGTTACTTTACATATTTTCCATGGCTGTTTTTTTCCCATGACAATCTCTACACAATGCGACCAAATTGGCAACTTCATTTGTTCCACCATATTCAAGGCGTTTAATGTGATCCACTTCAAACCAAGCATTTAACTCTTGTTTGCAGTCTCCACATTTCCAACCTTGTTGGGATGCTACATATTTCTTTTTAGTTTCACTTACAGACCGTTTTGTACTTTTTCCACCAGACTGCAATATGCGTTTTTCTGCATTTATTGTTCCCGTATTTGGTGCGTCCTCATTGTGTAAATCCCCCATAAAACTTGAATTGCTAGATGTTGTTGTAAAATCTATTAAAGGGCTTAGCATGTCCATGGATGATTTATCAATTGGCATATATTTAACTACATTATTTGCGTGAAGTAAAAGACTTTTGCATCTAGCTGGATTGCGTTTAACCATGAGATAAAATACAATACCTAAAAATACAAAAAATGCGATTTGAAAATATTTTTTATTTTTCATAATCATTTTTGTATATTTTCCATCATAGTAAGTATTGTAAGCTAAAAATGCAGTTATTCCAAATATTAGTAACTCTAGTTTCATTAATAATAATATAACGAAAGATTATAATTTTATACGGTATTTCGCCGTGTTTTTTTAGAGTTTGATTGTTTTTTAGAAGTAGAACTTGATCGTGAAGTTGATTTTTTGTGTGTTTTTTTTGTAGAATTTGGTTTTTTTTTAGAGCCTGACTTAGAACCAGAACTAGATTTTTTTTGTGTAGTTATAGTTGTTTTTCTTTCTTTAAATTTAACCGTAGAATTTCTCACTGCTTTTAAAAACAACGGATTCAGCTCGTCAAGCATATTTGCCAATTTATTAATATCAACTGGAACGTAACTGCATTCAATTACATATAATACAGCGGTTTTGATTTTGTCTATAATTTCTAATTCACACTCACACAATTCGTCATAATAGTTTTCTAAATACTCTAAAATTGGTAAATAACTCATGGTAAAACCCCAAACATCCAAGTTCTTTAAAAAAACTTGAGAGAAATATGCCATTTTATCAAATTTTCCGCTGCGAGTAAATTTAAAAACCACATAGGATATGTATTCAAAAATAAAGTAAAAGGTGTATTCAAATTCTATCAGGTCCTCTTTAAATTGGTTTTCTATATTAATTAATCCGCGCTCAAAAAAAACTTTAAAAATGTTATTCAGCGATTTTAAATGTCCTGGACCTCTCTCGTTTATCCAAGTAACCACATAATTTATTACAAACTCTCTCGTTTCAAAATAGGTGGGTTCTTTGTTCTTCTTTAAAAATTCTCCGTACATTTTGGTAAATGTATCATTGAATAAAATTACTGAAAATGGAACATTAAATTGAAATGGTCTTTTTATTAATGGTTTTGGGATACTATTTTTCTCTTTGAACTCGGTTGATAGTCCCCAATCAATGAGCCTCGTTTTAATATCTCCTCCTCGCGTGCGCAGCTCTTCTACAAGTATGTTGGAGTCTTTTATATCACAGTGATATATTCCTTTTTCATTCATTGGCAAAATTCCATTTTTTAACAAGTCAATGAGAGAAGTATTCAACTTACTCAACCTTTTATAATCCATCTGAGATTTTTCAATATAATCTCCAACATCTATTCCACCGTAAGGCATATTTAACGACATTAATTTATCTAGATTTGAATTAACATTTGACGATGTTATTTTCATCTTTTTTAACGCACTACATTTTTTATCAAACTTTTGTAAATCTTCATCATCTAATTTGTCTGGTTGACATGTTGAAAATCCGTCAACTAAAAAATAATTGCTGTAATTTGGAATGCTATCTAACATTTCCTTGTATTTTTGTATCACAGTGTATTCACTTTTTGCGTATTTTATTTTCATCAATTTTGTGATGTCATTCTCGTTTTTCTTTTTACCTTTACATTTAATTGCCGGTTTAAATACACACCCAAAACCGCCGGAAGCAATTACCTTTCCTCCTTTTAAAGTTGAAGAGTTTGTCATCTTCGCAGAGTTTGTCATATTTGTAGTTGTATCATTTTTCATTATATTCATTTGTATAATTTATGTCTTAAAATAACATAAGATAATAATTTTTATTCGTCTTCTTTTCTCTCTTTGAAATAATTTAATATGTCATCTTTAAACGCCTTTGAAAATTCTGAAGTAGGAATTAGTATACCAAAATCATCATACTGTAAATGCGCGAGAGGAGAGAAAGTATGTTTTATTAATACTTGCCATCTCTCTGTATAATTCCTATTTTTTTTTGAGCCATGATAATGATGTCTAATAACCCCAGGTGTATAACCAACGCGAAGTGTTTTTGCTATTTGTTGAAATTCTAACATACTATTGTTATAATCCTCGTGATATTGTTCGTTTGTCATAGTTTCGCACTTGTTAATGAAAGACAGTGCCATTATATTATCACCCGAACCTAAAACACCCTTGTCATATATTCCTCCAATTTTTTCATAAGCCTTTCTTGTAATTGCCCATGCATAACCTGGATGCCAATAATCTAGACCACATCTTGTATATTTTTTATTCTTGGAAAAACTATAACCAAAACTATTAAATATATTTAGATTGGCTTTCTCTCTGCTCATATCAATGCAATGACTAAAGATCTGAACAACATCTTTACAACCATTTAATATTTTTAAAGTATCAGTTGCCCAAGAATTGCTATCAAATTCAACATCAGCATCTACCCAAGCAAAGGCTTTCCATGTCTTTGGTAACAAGTATTTTACCCCTAAATTTATCATATTTTCTTTATGCCAGATTGGAACTTCCGTTTTTATTTGTAAATGGTTCTTATTTTTCTTGTCAGTTACTATAAATTTTTGATTTTTATAAACAAGCTCCACAACAAATAAATTTACATTGTCCTCTTCTTCTTCTATTCTTTTCACAAATTCTTTCAACAGGATATACCTAGTTGCGTACAAACAAGGATTTGATATTGCTATAATAACATTTAACTTTTTCTCAATTGGGTCATTGTTTTTTATAGCGTATTTAATGTCGTTTATTTTATAATCTATATCGTCAATCTCAATACCATTTATAATTGTCATTTCTTGTGAGATATATACTATATTTAAATATTTTTATATTATTTATCATAGAAATAATAAATTGCTGCGATAAAAACAATAACCAAGATAACATAAATAATTTTACTTTTCAACCTATAATATTCTCTCATCTTCAAATCATTGGGTTTATATTGTTCATAGTAATTTTCATAAAATTTACTCAATGTTATGCATGGTTTTTCTAGTCGCTGATTTATTTTATTGTGTATAAAATGCATCCATCGTATAAATGCATCGCGCGAATCTAAATAAGGTGACACCGGGTATTGGTCTAACAGTTGGCTAAAATAAGAAGCCATATTTTCTATTGGAATAAACATTGGAATGTTATGAATAAACTCATAATACTTTTTTTTGGTTATTGTATTTGGTCTATGTGGATAACACATCGCCACTGTATGTAAGAAAAACCAATAATGAGGTCCCCATACTTTTGGATCTAATGCCATTTGATTAAAATAATATTATAAGATAATTGTTTAAACATATTTACTGTATAATCTTAATCATAAATTGAATGAATAAAACTAATTCATGTAATAACTGTGGAAAACATGGTCACTTGTTTCATCAATGCAAATTACCCATTACTAGTTACGGAATTATATTATTTAGACCGAGCGACAAGGGGATTCAATATTTAATGATACGACGAAAAGATAGTTTTGGTTATATTGATCTTATTAGAGGAAAATACTCATCCTATAACGTGGATCAAATACAAAAAAGCGTTGACGAAATGTCTATTGTTGAAAAAGAGCGTCTAAAAACTGAACCATTTGATAAATTGTGGAAAATGTTGTGGGGGGATAATAATGGTATTCAATACAGAGGAGAAGAAGCTGCGTCTTCAAAAAAGTTTGAAATAATTCGGAATGGAATTCAAGCAGATGTGAGAACAAAAGGTGATACAAATGTAAAGACGAATACAGATGTAAAAGTAACGCTTTCGGATATTATACAAAATAGTAAAACAATATGGGAAGAAACTGAATGGGAATTCCCAAAGGGTCGCAGAAATTTTCAAGAGAAGGATTTAGAATGCGCGTTAAGAGAGTTTGAAGAAGAAACCGGATATTCTAGTAAAGATATTATTGTTATTGAAAATTTGCTTCCATTTGAAGAAATATTTATTGGTTCAAACCATAAATCGTATAAACATAAGTATTTTTTGGCTTATATGAATGAAACCGTTGATAATTTACAAAATTATCAAAAAACAGAGGTTAGCAAAATGGAATGGAAAACGATTGACGAATGTTTAGAGGCAATTAGGCCTTATAATTTAGAGAAAAAGCAGTTAATAAGTAATATTAATAAAGTATTACAAGAATATAGATTATATTCGTAATATATAATATGCAAACACGAAATAGAGAAACCAAGATAAAAGAAAGAAAACCAAGAAAATCAAATAAACCAGAATTAGTTGTGATTCCGGAAGAAACTGGAGATACAATGGAAAATTTAAAAAAAGAATTTGAAATGAATGAATGTGGAACTTCTCAGAAAGCATACGACAAAACTTGCAACAAATTTGTTTTGAAAAAAGAACTGATTGAAAGAACAGAGTTGGCAAAAAATCCTGAAAAAGATGATTATCTTTATCCCAGTTTAAATGACCCCAATTTTATTGTTAAAATAGCAGAAAAGAAAGAATTCAGCGACTCAAAATATGATGGTAAAATATATGACATAAAGGAACACGCCGATGTATTGGCCAATGCGGAATTTGAATTAGCTCCTCAACAAGCATTTGTTCGCAATTTTCTATCTTTTCAAACGCCATATAATAGTCTTTTGCTGTTTCATATGTTGGGAACTGGAAAAACATGCACTGCAATTGGAGTTTGCGAAGAACAGCGCGATTATTTAAAACAAATGGGCATTACAAAACGAATTATAGTAGTTGCATCGCCCAATGTTCAGGATAATTTTCGTTTACAGCTGTTTGACGAGAGAAAACTAAAACTCGTAGATGGATTGTGGAACATTCGTGGATGCACCGGAAATAAGCTTTTGAAAGAAATTAATCCGATGAATATGAAGGGTCTTACTAAAGAAAAGGTTGTAACTCAAGTTAAAAACATTATAAACGCATCTTATTTGTTCCTCGGTTACATTGAATTTGCCAACTATATTGAGAAAACAAAAGAGGTAAAAGGTTCTTACAAGGATGATGCTGATAAGCAAGTCAAAATGATTCGTAATTTGAAATATGAATTTGACAATAGATTAATTGTAATAGACGAGATTCATAACATTAGAATAGCTGATGAAAATAAAAATAAGAAGGTCGCGCTTCAACTGCTGGATTTAGTAAAATCCGCAAATAATATGAGATTATTGTTGCTATCGGCGACACCAATGTATAATAGTTATAGGGAGATAATTTGGTTGTTGAATTTGATGAATTTGAATGACAGAAGAGCAACAATTGAAATTAAAGATGTATTTGATAAAGATGGGAATTTTAAAAGGGGCCCCAATGGAGAGGATGAAGGTAAAGAATTACTCGTAAGAAAAGCCACAGGTTATGTATCATTTGTAAGAGGTGAAAATCCATATACTTTTCCTTTTAGAGTCTATCCCTCTATTTTTTCTCCAAAATCCACCTTGGAAAATATGACTTATCCAAAATTTCAAATGAATGGAAAGAGAATTAATCCTGAAGATGCAATTTCTGTTCTTAAATCAACCATATATTTAACAAATATAGGTAAGTATCAATCTCTTGGTTATCAATTTGCTATTGATAGCTTAAGAAAAAAAAAAATTAGCACAACTACTAAAACTGGTGTTGTTAGGGATATGCCCAATTTTGAAAATATGGAGGCTTTTGGATACACCTTATTGCAAATCCCTTTAGAAACTTTAAACATTGTTTACCCAATAGAAGGGTTAGAGTCTGCCGTTCAACAAATTGAGTCTATTTCTAAAGATTTAGACTCCGATTTAGAGTTAGAACCCAAAAAAAAACTACAAACTAACCTTCCATTATATCGCGGAAAACAATTGGAGTCAGCATTAGAACCTAAAGAAGCTGAAAAAAAGGAAGAACCTCCAAAAAGAATTAAATTAACTAGAAAAGCTTCTAGTGAAAAGTCAATTACTTCTTATGCAGGTGGAGATCCATCCACCAACGAGTCAGATAATCAAAGTCAAATTTATATTAATGCAAACGATTTAACTGGAAAAAAAGGATTGGAGAGAGTTATGGAATTTATTGATAGTAAAACTCCACCAGAAAAGGGCTCTTTTGAATATAAAAAATGGATAATGGATAAAGACTTGCGAATTTTTTCTCCCGGTAGAATTGGTGATTATAGCTCAAAGATAAAATCTATTTGTAATAGTATCGTTTCCGACGATGGAAAGGTGTCAGATGGAATAATATTAATTTATTCTCAATATATTGATGGCGGATTAATACCGGTCGCACTGGCCTTGGAAGAAATGGGTTTCACAAGATATGGAGATGGTGCAAAATCGTTATTTAAAACTCCACCAGTAGAAGCAGTTGACGCAAGAACTATGAAACCTCGCGTTACTAAAAAGGATAGTTTCATGCCAGCAAAATATATTATGATAACAGGTGACCCAAGATTATCTCCAAGTAACGACTTTGAAGTGAAGGCGGTTACAACAGATGATAATAAAGATGGCAACAAAATAAAGGTTATTCTTATCTCTCAAGCTGGGTCAGAAGGCGTTGATTTCAAGTGTTTAAGACAGGTTCATATTATTGATCCTTGGTATAACATGAATAGAATAGAGCAAATTATAGGTCGTGGTGTTAGAAATTCAAGCCATAGAAATTTGGAATTTGAAAAACGAAACGTTGAACTATTTATTTATGGAACTATTTTGGAAAATAACGAAGAAGAATCAGCGGATTTGTATGTTTATAGGCTTGCTGAATACAAATCTATTCAAATGGGTCGTGTAAGTCGTGTTTTGAAAGAAACTGCGGTTGATTGTTTAATTAACCAAGACCAGACGAATTTTACACAAGAAAATATAGAAGCAAATACTACAAAAAATGTGAAACAGGTTTTATCAAATGGTATGGTTATAGATGATTTTAAAGTTGGCGATGTTCCATACTCGGCTGCATGTGACTATATGGCAGACTGTGAATATAAATGCTCTCCGGATAAACCCTTATTAGAAGAGAATGCGAGAGAAGATACGTACAACGAAACCTTTATTATGATGAATTCCGAAAAAATATTTCAAAAAATTAGAAAACTTTTTAGTGATAAAATAGATGGAAAGTTTTTTTATAAAAAGAGCGATTTGATGGATAGAATAAATACACCAAAACCGTATCCGATTGTTCAAATATATGCGGCTTTAACGCAAATGATAGAGGATGCAAATGAACCAATTATGGATAAATATGGTAGAACCGGACATTTAATTAATATAGGAGATTATTATTTGTTTCAACCCAGTGAACTGAACAACAATGGGGTTTCCATATTTGAACGCATGGTTCCGTTAGATTATAAACATAGTATGATAAAACTTGACATAAAATCTGATTTAGTTAAAGATAATCAATATGTTGAGGCTAAAAATCCAAGCGTTAATAAAACTGATAACAAGCCTAGGTTAGTTTTAGAAAAAGAAGAAGAAGAACCAAAAGAAGTTTCCGCAAAGGAACCACAAGTTTTAAATGAATTAAAGGGTGAATATTATTTAGCACTATCATTTGCAAGAACTGCTGAAATTGTTCCAAGAGGCGACGACAATTGGTATAAACATTGTGGAGTCACAATGAGAAAACTAGTGAAGATCGGAACAATGACATCCGCAGACACTTTGCAGTTTTTAGTAGAACATTTAGTAGATATGCTATTATTTAATGAAAAAATTAGCGTAATGAATTACATTTATTCAATTGAAGAATTTGAAGAAAACTCGCTGGAATATTATATTAAAAAGTATTTTGATTCTAAGATAATAATAACAAAACGATTAACGAGTATAATATTGTTTCTTGGAGATAAGATTCATGTTATGCTGTTAAAAGGTAAAAAATGGGTAAAAGCCGAGGCAGAAGATGAGAGAGAAATTGCAATAGAGACTGCTAAGAATTTAGATTTTACAAAGTATCAAGTTAATAATATTGTCGGGTTTATTGGACTAGAAGTAAAAAATAGATATCTGGTTTTTAAAGTAAAGGACATGGAAGCAAAAAGAAATACTGGAGCGCGTTGCGATGAATCGTCTAAACCGAGAAAAATTGCATTGTTGAATGAACTCCTTGGTGAAGATTTATTTGAAAAATATACTAACGGAACAACAAAAGGAATGGTTCAAGCAGAGTTATGTTCGCTTGAAGAAATGTTGTTCAGACATTATAATAAATCTAAGAGGAACAACAAATTGTGGTTTTTTGATTTTGAATCTGCTATGTTGTCTAAAAAAGATCTGAAAATTTAGAGCGTTGTTGTAAATGTTACTGTCTGCGTTTCATGTTGTGAAATGCGCAAATTAAACTAATGTGATTTTGTTTTATTATATTTAAAAATTGAAAACTGAAAAGATAATAAAAAGATAATTATATTATATAATATAATATGGAAGCTGTTGCAAAACCGAGATATAAAAAGAAACAACAAATAGAAAATAATATTTATACAAGGTCGCTAATCACGCGCAGCATATCTATTCCTATAGTTAGTGTGGGAAATAATATTCAGGCGACTATTGAAAAATTTGTTTCTCTTAATTATGAGAGTAAATGTGTAGTTGAAGGATTTATTAAACCAAATTCATGCAAAATTGTCACACATTCTAGTGGATTAATAAAAGGAACAAATATAATATTTGAAGTTCTATTTGAATGTCAAATTTGTTGTCCAGTTGAGGGGATGCTTCTTCAATGTGTTGCTAAGAATATTACAAAGGCCGGAATCCGCGCAGAAAGTTCTGAAGAAACCCCGTCTCCAATAATAGTATTTGTTACAAGAGACCATCATTATATGATGCAATATTTCTCAACTATTGAGGAGGGAACCAAGTTTACCGCCCGTGTAATTGGTCAAAGATTTGAACTGAATGACAAGTATGTTTCTATTATTGCAGAACTAGTTGAACCTAAAAAGGAATATTCTACTATGGGTATGAATAAGGAAATTTCCAAACCCAAATTAGTAATTGGAGACGATTAGTATTTCTAATTTGAGACCATTTGAAAAAAAATTGATAGAATAATATTTTTGTTTTAACTTGCAACTAATAAAAACCGAATGACTTGTGTCCTAAGAATCATTTTACCGTCATGCATTGTTGATATTATAAAAGAGTACACTGGAGAAGGATGTTGGAGGAATGGAAAATACATTAACATACACCGCATACCACCAAATGATCCTCGCTACCAAATGCTAAAAAAACGCTCAAAAATTAGGCAATTGCAATATGACCCAGTTGGGGGTTTAAAAGTTGGCAGCACGTGGTTCAAACTTCCAAATAAAAAATTTATTGTTATTAACGTATATAGAGGCAAGCATTGGACTGGAGATTTTTATATACATGGAGATTTTTGGGAAATGCATTACAATGGTGAAAAAATTATTCGTTATCTTTAATGAAGAAAAATAATTAGTTATTTGTTATAAATTCATTTAAACATAACGTAAGATGAATTTATAAAATGCAAGATGCACTGTTAGATAAGATGGATTCAATTTCTGAATTAGAAATTATTCGTCAAAAAATAGAATCTTTACCAAAGTTCAACCAGGTTGAAATTTTAAGAATTTTGAACAAAGACACCACTGTCACTTTAAATGAAAACAAGTACGGCACCTTTATCAATTTGACAGAATTACCCAACGACACTGTTGAAAACTTGAAGAAGTATATTAATTATGTCAACACTCAAGAGTATCACTTGAATTATCTTGAAAAGCAAAAAGAAGATTTCAAGAACACATACTTTGCAAAAGATAATAAAGACATTTTAGTAAAAAATAAATATGCATAGCGCCGCAAACAAAAAAGAAGATTATAATCATGTATTGAATAAGTTACAAGATTATATGTTAACAGGAAAGATTTTAGCGAGAACATTTTACCAACAACCAGTAAAAATTGATTCGGTGTCTATTCTTGTAAAAAATGCTGCCCTAAAATTTATTCCACAAAAAAAGGAATTTGATAGATTTTTTTATCCAAAAGAAAAGGACCAACTGTATTGGTGTTTTTTTATAATTCACAATGGTTTTGAAAAATATGAGTATCCTGGAACAACTAGTTTTGTCAGTGAAAAAGAAGAAAAATTTAAGCTTATTGAACATATGCGCAATAACAAGCAACAACTGAAAACTAAGAAAATAAAAAATATAAAAGAAGACGTAGAGGACGAATTGGTAAATAAACAGACAATTGGAATGAAGACCTTTATTGCACTTTGCGTTGTACATAACATTAACATTATGTATATTCATAAACGCAAATGTTTTGAGCTTATATTTGACGATAAATTGCCAACACACATTGTTCATTGCATAAATAACAAGGATTCCTCTGCTTGCAATTATTGTTATGAGCAAAATGTTGTAAAAGAGCAAATAGAGAAGTATAAAAACGAATATTTTAATTGGGAAAGCTTTGATAAACCATTGAAAGCGATGAGTTCATATAAATTGGACGAGTTGGTAGAACTAGCTAAAAGACTGGGCTTATCTGAAAACGGAGTAGAATTAAGTAAAAAAACAAAAAAAGAAATATATGAAATGTTGGTTATGAATTTGTAGATATATCTGGAAATTCTTCGTTGGTTTAAATTTAAAATTGATTATAATATAAAAATATGTCTTGATATATATATATATAACGATGTCATCTTTTAAACAAGAACCTATAAATTTAGAACCATCAAGTAGAAAAGAGTCTCCTAAAACGCAATTTGATCATTTGGTGAAACTCTTTTGGGCTAATAATCCATACATAAAAGACATTAATAAAAATAATGAATTGGAAGTCCGTTTTGGAACAAAAGGCATAAAACCGTTAACAAAAATTGATTATGATAATGTGATCCGCAAAATAAAATCTCTTGGGTTTACAAGTACTTTGGAACAAGGAAATTACATGTTGCGCATAAGCAACGAGTTTTTAGACCCATTGACTTCAAAGTTTAAGGTATCGTCCATAAGAGCGGAGATAAATGGGTTTCATGCAATTCAAGAATATTGCAGTCACAATGATATAAAAAAACTTATATCTTCTGGTCACGATGTACAATTTCATAATAAGGGGGCTTATTCTAGTGGTGTGGGAAAGGACGCTCAAAGAACACGACCCGTTAATTTTGATGATTTTAATTTTAGAGTTTCTTATAGCGTTGAGAATAAGATGCGCACGACCACGGGAGTTGTGCAGAATATTATTGACAACTGGGAAAAATCCAAAAAAAGCTTCAGATACATTAATCGTGTTACATTTTCGCATCCAGACATTCCAGTTGACGTTGATATTAGTATTGTTAAAACTTCAAAATTTTCAAACGGTGTGCCTATTTTAGAATATACTACAAAAGAAGCGAATGTTTTTGAAAATTCAGAAATTTATGAAATAGAACTGGAGGTTAACAACAGAAAAATTGGACCAGGAACCGCAACAGAGTATCCTTCAATTTTGTTAGAATCTATTCGTAAATCCATTAAATATGTTCTCATGGGATTACAAGGAACAAATTATCCCATTTCTTACCCAGAACAAAGTGACATTTTGCAAGAATATATGAAACTTATTCACGGAGAAAACTATGACCCTAAAAGGCATTGGAAAGTCAGACCATGGAATTTTATTGGTCCTTCATCAACAACCTTGCAAATACAAAATATTACAGTCGTTAATGACAACGCAGTTATTCCAAATATTCGTAAAGATTATACTGTTACTGAAAAAGCTGACGGTGAAAGAAATATATTGTTTATTTCATCTAAGGGGAAAATTTATTTATTAAACACAAACATGAGTGTAATATTTACTGGAGCTGAGACAGAACATAAAGAACTATTCAACACTATTTTGGACGGAGAAATTATTCGCCACGATAAATTGGGTAGATTTATTAATTTATATGCTGCGTTTGACATATATTTTATTGAGAAAAAGGATGTAAGACCTCTTGGATTTGTTCCAAGAAAAAAGGACGAGTTAAAATCAAAATACCGACTTCCTTTATTAAAACACATTGTCAAGTTGCTGAATCCTAAGTCCGTTGTCAATGGCGATGCAGTTAGTCCAATTAGAATAGAATCTAAGGAGTTTTATCCATTAAACGCTGACGAAAATATATTCAGTGCTTGTAATTTAATTTTGACAAAGGATAAAGAAGGACTATTTGAGTATAATACAGACGGGCTTATATTTACTCCCGCTAGTATGGGGGTGGGTGGAGATGAAATAGGCAAGGTTGGAAAACTGTCCAAGGCGACTTGGGATTATTCATTTAAATGGAAGCCTCCTAAATTTAATACAGTTGACTTTCTAGTATCTACTAAGAAATCTCAAAACGGAACAGATGAAATAACGCCAATATTTCAAGGTGGTTTGCAGACAGATTCGGCGGCGCAAATAAATGAATATAAGACAATTATTCTTAGATGCGGGTTTAGTGAGAAAAAGAATGGTTATATTAATCCATGCCAAGACGTTATTGATGACAAGCTTCCAACATTTGGATCAGCTGATGACAGAACCGACGATTATTACCCTCTTCAATTTTACCCATCAAACCCATATGACCCCACCGCAGGAATCTGCAAAATTATGCTTAAGAAAGATAACACTGGAATTCATCAGATGTACACCGAAGAAGATGAAGTCTTTGGTGACAATACTATTGTTGAATTCAGATATGAATTAGAGAATGAAAAGGGATGGAGATGGATCCCGCTGCGAGTTCGTTATGATAAGACAGCTGAATTGAGAAACGGTGAGAATAATTTCGGAAACAATTATCAAGTCGCCGATAGCAACTGGTATTCTATTCACAATCCAATTACAGAAGAGATGATTTTCACAGGAAATTCAATTCCAGATGAATTATCTGATGATGATGTGTATTATAACAAATTTGCCGGAAGTAGTAAGACCAGAGGACTTCGCGATTTTCACAACTTGTTTGTTAAAAATAAACTAATAACGAGCGTTTCAAAGCGAAATGATATACTTATTGATTATGCTTGTGGAAAAGGTGGGGACTTTTCAAAATGGATTGATGCAAATTTATCATTTGTCTTTGGAATTGATATATCAAAAGATAATTTGGAAAATAGGCTAAACGGCGCGTGTGCGCGTTTCTTAAATTACCGAAAAGATTTCAAACATGTTCCTAGTGCGCTTTTTGTAAATGGAAATAGTGGATTAAACGTTCGCAATGGATTGGCAATGATGAATGATAAAGCGGTTCAAATTACCAAGGCTGTCTTTGGTAATGGTCCAAATGATGTAGAAAAGTTGGGGAAGGGTGTTTCAAAACAATATGGAAAGGGAGAAAATGGGTTTAATGTTTCTTCGTGCCAATTTGCAATTCACTACTTGTTTGAAAACCAATCAACTTTTCAGAATTTTATGAGAAATGTATCAGAATGCACGGCTCTCAATGGTTACTTTATTGGAACTTGTTATGACGGTAAGCTAATCTTCAATATGTTGAAGAAAAAGAAGATTGGTGAAAGTGTTGAATTGTACGAAGGTGATAGAAAAATATGGGAAATCAGAAAAGAATACGACGAAGATAATTTTGACGACGATGTAACTAGTTTAGGTTACAAGATAGATGTATTTCAAGAAACAATTAATAAAATGTTTTCTGAATACTTGGTGAATTTTGATTATTTGGAACGAGTTATGGAAAATTATGGGTTTAAACTATTAAAGAGGGATGAGGCAAAACTATTGGGGTTGCCAGAGGGTTCTGGATCATTTATTGATTTATTCAACGCAATGGAAGACGAAATTAAACGCCAACCAATGAAAAAAGAAAAATATGGAAGTGCATTAAATATGACGCCAAACGAAAAGAAAATTTCGTTTTTGAATAGATATTTTATATTCAAGAAAATAAGTCATGTAAATGCCGAGAAGATTGCACTGGAATCTATAGACGAGACATTTGTTGAAAGAAGAAAAGAAAGGAAATCAGAAGTAGAAAAAATTGCAAAAGAATCATATAAATCCGCGAAGACTCTAGAAAAATCTAAAAAGGCTAAACCGTTGAATAAAAAGATATTATTATTATCTACAGCCACAGAGGCAATTGATGAAAGTCCGGCTGTTGAAGAGGTCTTGGCGCCACTACCAGAGCCAGCGCCAGCGCCAGATTCAAAAGTGAAAAAATCAAGAGCAAAGAAATTAAATTTTGTTCTTAATACAGAAGTAAAAACGGACGTTGTAAATCCTGAAACCCTAGATGATGAAGATAAACAAGTTCCCGCTCAACCAACAGAAGTAACTATTATTAAAGAATCAGAACCCGCAATAAAAGCCAAAAAAGGTGTCTCAAAAAAGAAAGTCACATTAAAGCTTGAGGAATAATAAAACTAACGCACAATAACAATAAATATATAATATTTTGCTAATCACTTAAACAAAATATTACATGATAATATAATCTCTACAATGAGTTATTGCACATTACCTAGAAAACAAACGATTTGCAAATTAAATCCAAGATATAAAAAAGATACTAGTCCATTGCCACCTACAATTTCATTTAGTTTATTACATTATCTAAAAACAGCGCAAGAACAAATAAGAGTTTTGCAAAGTTTACAATGCACAGAAAATCCTGAATACAACATTGATTTAATACACAAAGTTGTAAACCCATATGAGTTTGTTCATTCACGTGTTCCTGGATCAAAATTTTCTGTTAGCAAGGTTAAAGCAAGTAGTGCAAACTTTTATACTTTTATGGAAATTGTAAATTCGTTCAATGTTTTTGAATCATTTAATGACAGAAATATAAAGTCGTTGCATTGTGGAAAAAACAATACATCCACCATTGACTGCATGAACATTTTCAGAGAGAACAACAATGATTGCAATTATGATTTTTACTTGGATGCAACAAATTTTACTCACATTGTTGGAGTAGATGTCATGACAATAGATTTTTTATATTTTGAGTTGAATGAATTAATAGAGACTGGAGATATAAATGAATGCATCATAGAATTCGTGAATATAATGTGTTATATACTAACATATCAAAATGTAAACGGATTATGTATAATTAAAGTGGATTCTATATTTTTTAAACCTATATTGGAGATAATATATTTATTAACGAATATGTATGAAAAAGTTTATATAATAAAACCAAACGTAAGTAATGTTTTAAAGAACGAAAGATTTATTGTTTGCAAAAATTTTATATCAGATTGTTCAAAAACACTGGAAAATAACAATATACTAAAAATTTTAAAGACTGTACTTGTAGAATTTAACTGCAATGGCAACATTTTAACTGAAATTTTAGATTCTGAGTTGCCTTACTATTTTTTGAACAAAATTGAAGAGTCTAATATTATTACTGGCCAACAACAATTAGAGCATTTGGATCATGTAGTTAACACGATAAAGAATAAAAATAGAGAAGATAAGATAGAAACACTTAAAAAAAATAATATTCAAAAGTGCATCCAATGGTGTGAAAAAAATAAGATTCCTTATAACAAGTTTGTTGACAAGTTAAATATTTTTTTACCAGTAACTATTTGTGAAATTGACAATATAACACATGATATAAATGACAATGATAGTATAACATACGATATAAATGACAATGACAGTATAACACATGATACAAATCACAATGTAATTTATGTGGAAAATATACAGCAAGACGTTTTTGGTCTTAATAAATAGCAGGCGATGTATCAACAAACGCTCCACCAGTTTGCAGATTTTGCCTGATTGCAGTAACTCCTTTTGCGTCTCCAAGTGAGCATGTTTCAGGATTGTATATACGGGAATGAACGCCAAGACCTCTGAATATAAGAGGTAATGCGGGTGTGCATTTTTGAACCTTAGACTTATAAATATAAGGAACATTTCCGGGTTTGCCAAAATTAAGAATAATGTTATTAGAACCAGCGCGAGTGTCGCCCACCGCGGTGCGAATAGTGGCCACAGTCAACTTTAAAGTTCTCGCACTGCTAGAAACCGCTCCTTGAACTGCAAATTGAGGATTACTTGGTTTATATACTGCTAATTTGCAAGCGTTAGGGTTACTTGGACCAGACAAAGACATTCCAATGTAAGGATTGGTAATAAAGTTTTTGAAAAGACGTGCTGCTTGTTCTGAGTTTCCAGATTTTAAACTAGAAATAAACAAAACAAATTCCTGCAATGTAGAAATTTTAAGATTATAAAAGTTTGTAATATCGTCGTTAGAAAACATACCATTGTTATTTAATATCTGAAAAGACATTGCGACCAATTCAACTTGGGAATATGTGCTTAATCCTGTGTTGGGGTAGCAATTTCCAACATAAGTATTTAACAAAGTCAGAGGGCTTCCTGGTTTTGCTGCCGCTATCATTTTTGCCGTAATATTTGGATTATTTTTAAGCATTGCTGCATCCGTCAGGTAATCATTTTCAGTTTTAAAATTAAACGCTTTTTGTTCATATGTCTTGCAACGATTTTGTCGGTATTGTTGAAGAGTTGTGAAATAATTTTTCTTAAGATTTGTACTAGCAGGTCTTACACGTAACAAGGCTTTTCTAGGTTCGTTGCAACAATTCTGCGGATTTGTGCACACAGGTAATGGGTTATTGGTTAAATAATATTCTGGATAATAATTTGTAACAACGCTAATACCTGTGCAATTTTTACAATCCAAATTGGCTTTTAAAGTTTCATTAATTTCGGCGGTTTTGTTTTCTTTTACAGAATATCCACCAGGTCTGTCCATAAGTTGACCAATCAATCCTCCGGTTTTATTTTCTAAACCAGCTGCAGATTTTGTGGCTCTGTTTTGTGGCACCGTAATGTATTCATTAGGATTTTCTGGATTTACAATTGTATAAGGAACTTGTGTGAGTGTTTGTTTTCTAAATTGCCATTTAAGAGGTCTCGCAGCACCTTGTTTATAAATAGCAATATTTGTTAAGTCGTTGTTTGTTAAAGGGCGAATATTTCCGGCAGTTATGCCGACCGGATTGCTGTATAATCCAGTTCCCTTCCACGATCTATATGGAGCTGTAAAAGGAGCCGTTAATGAATTATTATACGAATGCATGCCTTGTGGATAAAATGCTGTTGCCATATTTATAGTATAAATAAAGAAGAAAATAAAAGTATTTATATATATTAATGTTGACAAAAGTGTTGATTATATTTTTTATTTGTTTAATATTGTATCAGGCATTTTTAGCTTACAGTTCAACAATATTGAAAAGAGAAGGTCTTGAAAATGAAGGCATCGGTGATGGATCAAGTTGTTCGTCATCTGTTTTAGCTTATAAAAATTCAGGAGCTATTCAACTTTTACAAGATCAAGTAAATAAATTAATGGGGCTAGACAAAGAAGTTAAAGATATTACTGGAAATGTAAGCACTTTAAATCAACAAGTTTCTAGTTTAGTAAATCAGCAAGCTCAAGCGGCTACACAATTAGCTGGAAATAAACCAGTAGAAACAAGCGGATTATCTAGCGTGCCGTAAAAGTTTTTGTTTTTATAATTCTTATATTTCTTAAAAAGTATAAAAATATTTATATAGTTATAAATTATATGTCAAACATATTTCAACAAGTATTATCAAATGTATCTGATGTAGAAAAAAACTTATTGGGACCAGACTATCCGTATTGGGAAAACATCAAAAATCCAAGAGCAATTGGTATGTCAGACGAAGGAAGCTTGGCTGCTATGGGGCGAGACATTAATGGGTTAGTACAGTATGTTGAGGTATTGGTTACGGGCGGTGGCGCGTCAACAACGGGTGGTCCTTTAGGAAATAAGTTTTTTTTGCAAACTGGTGGTAAATGTAAAGATATAAAAACTGGCAAAGAAGTGGATAGATTTATCTATGTTAACAATGTTCCTATGGGAAACATACCATTTGTATCATCTGGATTAGATACTAATTTTTCTGATTTTAAAGGTTTAATTCCGGGGACAATGGGTAATCTAAACGCGTTAAATCCGTTTGCTATTATGCAATCTTTTACGTCTGGATCAATGCCAAATTGTCAAGAAATAACAATGCAAGTTATAGGTCCAACTCCTCCAAATAGTGGTCCCGCGTTAGGACCTAATGGGGTTGGAAGTCAAACTCATTTTGTGACAACGGTTGACATTGGAAATATGGACCCATGTAACTGGGGAAATGGTGGAACAAACCCAGTTTCTAATAAAAGATGCAATGAAACATTTACAAACATGAATGTGAATCTTGAAACAATTTCAGAATCGCTTCCAGATGATCCAATTTTTCAATTATATTTTGCGGCTCTAGGAGTTATTGGTTTATATATTTTGCATTGTATTATGATGAAACATCGCAAGTAATATATTGTCTTACAACCACGCAAAAACCTAATTAAAGATAATTTATGTAAACATATAAAGATGCTATTGCCTTTATATATTTTTTTAACATTGATAACATGTAAAAGCGGTCAATCAACTTTTTTTGACAGAATACTTAATCCTCTTGTTAATGAGACAATAATTAGGTTTAATAAAGAAACGGTTGCAAAAAAAATTACAGTATCATATGAAAACCAATGCAAAATAAGTTTTGATAAAAATAAACAATTTCACCATTCTTCAATTATTCAAAATATTATTTACTTACTTCATTAAGTTTAATGCTTTCTTCTGCGCCTTTTGCTTCCACCGGTAACATTTGCGGCATTAGAACCATATTTTCCAGAATATCCAGTAGGGTTTCCTCCTCTGCGTTTTCTGCGAGTTCCACCGATTACTCCATATTCTTTCCAATTTTGATCAAAGCTAACAACAGTTTGTCCACCTCTTCGTTTTCTGCGACCACCTGTGCGGTAAGATTGAGTCGGCACATCGTTGTTTGGTGTCCCTTGGAAAACCTTATTGAAAGCCCACGAGAATCCCTCTTTTGTTTTATCAAGAGCCTTTTGCGCCCCGATGCCAATGTCTCCCATTAAATTGCTAGCATTTGTTGTTGGCGCGGGTGTAGGTGTGGGAGTAAAATATGTTTGGGTCTGACCCCCACGTCTGACTCTACGGCTTTTGTTTTTTCTTGTTTTTGCCATTTTATATTATAATGATAGAAATTATAATATAATTGCGTGATAAAAATGTCTAAATGTGCGCTAAGAGGGAATCGAACCCCCAGTTCAACCTTGGAAGGGTTGCGTGTTACCACTACACTATTAACGCAATATGCACGATTTATAACCCGCGCATAATATAAGTAGAAAAACGTTTTTATATTAGTTTTCATCTTAATTAATTTTTTAAATTATAGAACCATTTTATAGAGTTGAAAAGCTGCTAAACCGCCGGCAACTTCAACTACAATATAGGGGACAACATCGCTAGCGGCTAATTTACCAGCAGCTAAAAGTGTCATTGTTACCGCAGGATTAAATGAACCTCCCGAAATAGATCCTCCTAATAAAATGGCTAATGCCAACGCAGAACCAATTGCTAAATAATTACCTGTTGCTAAAATAACAAATACTAACAAAAGTGTTCCTAAAAATTCAACAAGATACTTGTTCATTTATATATATATATTATTATATTATATAGTAATAGTTCTATTATTTACATTATACTTTTTTGAAAGTTTAATAATTTTGACTTGCTAAAGCACCCCATGGACAAACTGCACCGCTACAAAGACTTGTATTAAATATTGACCCCTTTTTAGCCGGAGCGACACAACCACCAGATCTTGCCATTCTTAACGCGGTCTTAACGTCATTTCTATCATAACTCTTGTATGATAATGGTGCATTCGTGGGTAATCCTTGCTTTAAAGAACTTTTACCAACAGCGGCACTCTTCTTAGCCGCCATATACATTGAAGATGATGCTGGAGCGACATATTTTGTTGATTGAGAAACTACAAAACTCTTTTGTAAATCAGCCGAATAAACGGTTGTTGGTTTTAAAAATGAAAAGGTTTGAGTTCCTCTTCCAAAATTGAATTGAGTGGTATTAGTTCTTCTATATTGAGCTCTAGCTTGAGAGAAAGTACTGGCTCCGTCAGAAGGATAAAATTGCGGAGGATTAGGATGAACTCCTGTCAAAACACCAAGTTGATTTTGAACAGTTGTGCTAGGGGTTCTATTTGTGCTTAATGGGCCAGTAACGGGCGCGCTCGCATAACCTCCACCAATATAAGGAATATTTGTATACTGATGATAAGCAATTGTTGTCATATACTATAACCATGGAAAAGAAAATTGTTCCCTTATCTTCTTTTTGTCTTTCTATTTAATTTTTCTTTCTTCATTGATTGGCGCCCCTTCTTTGTTTTGCCACCAAATACTTGGTTGTTCTTAAATGTTAGTTGTTCATCCTTTAAAATTTGTTTAATTTTATCAACGTTTTCAATTGTATCAGATGAAATTTTTTTCATAACTGAATTTAATTTCTGAGAATATTTCATATATTTATTCGCTGTGTTCTTTTTTAATTGAATAACCTTCTCTCTCATCCTACTTAATAATTCCCCAACTGTTCCCGTAAATCCATTTACAGTTATCATTTGTTCCAATATTGAAATCTGTTTGTCTTTGTTTTTTTCGTTGATTATTATAGGGGGAGAAACTCCTGAAGCTTCATCATTTGAAATAACAGGTTCTTCTTTAGGTTCTTCTTTTTTTGCAAGCTGTTTTTCTATCTCATTTTTTATAATTTGCTTCTCATCCTGAGCAATTTCTTTGATTTGAGAAAAATCGCAATCATCGTTTTCCTCTGCCCATTGAAGCTCTGCCAATATCATAGCGTTTTTTGTTTTTATTTCAGCCAAAGAATTTATTACATCCCCTCCTTTTTTACCTCTTTTTTTTATAGGTCTCTTCTTTACAGTTTTTGCCATTATAATTATATAATAAAATAAATAATATAATTATAAAAATTTCACCAAAAATCCAACATCGTTTACTATTTCTAATTCTAACCTTTGGTTTTCTTTTACGCACTGGTGTATTATTTTTTACGAATTCTAACACTAAATAAAAATTTTTGCGTCAAGGGTCATTATTTTTCCACTAGATATCTGAGGTGTTTGAACTTTTTTTGTTGTACTTATTGAAATTATTTTATTTCTCATATTTGTAATTAATTGCCTCCATGTTATATCATTTGATGCATCATTTAATGATTTTAAAAAAGACCATGTCATTGCACCTTGGGATTGTTCGTTTATATAAGAATCGGCGCTTGTTTGCATATCGGTGCAACCGCTAATCATTATAACGTTGCCATTTGTTTCTAATTCTTTCATATTTTCAACATACCCATTATTATTTAGAGTGTCCATGTATTGATATCTTAAATCTAATGCGGAACCACTATAACAACAATCAAACATTGCAAATAACGTTACACCCGGTTTTAAATTTTTTACAATAATACGTTTAAGAAAATCGTCAGATATATTTTTTCCATCTACACAAGCAATGTCTTGATCATTGTTTGTATTAAACTCGTCCAAATTTTTATCAGTTTGATAACTTCCGTGTCCAGAATATTGAAAAAATAATAAATCACCACTTACTGAAGTAGTTAATAGATTTGTTAGAGACTCTAAAATATTTTTACTCGTAGCTTCTGCATCCAAAATAGTCTTTATGTTAGTATCGCTATATCCTAAAGTTAACAACTTTGTTTTAACATTAGTAACATCATTTACGCAACCAGCTAGATCATTATCCTCTCCAATATAATCATTTATACCAATTAATAGTGCGCGTTTTCTTTTTATAGTTATGGGATTTACTTTAAACGAATTTATCGTTGAAACTGATTGAGCATGTGACTTTTTAAGTTTTTGTAGTGTTGAAACGTAATCTGTATTTAATTGATTTATTTTTTTTGCTCTCTCCCATTTACTATAAGTTTCCCTTGTTAGTATTCCTAGCTTAGCTTTATAAGCATTCTCGTGTGTTTTTTTATCTGCGTTGTATTTGGAAATTAATTCATCAATTCTATTCTTTATGTAAAGACCAACCTCAAAATTTAACGACATTTATATATTTATTATTTACAATAAAATTTGCAAAAATAATAAACCGAAATTTATGTGTTACTAAAAATCTAATATCTTCTAATAGCTCTAATTGCCGACTGAGCTCCCGAAGAATCGTTTCCACCATATGAAGCATCGTTGTAGTTCTTATTAACGGCCTTTTGCTTGGCGTATCTGATATAATCAGAACTATCGTATACATATTTCACGTTGCAAGAAGAAGGTTGGACTCCAGTTCCATCACAATTATCTTGAATGTGACCAAAATGTCCTTTTAACCCAAACATACCGGGTCTACTTTGAAATGTTTGACAAGGCCCACCACATGAATAATATTTGCGACTCAATAAATCACCGGCGTTATTAATGGCGCGGAAAGGCGTGCATATTGATTTTTGATTGTTTGCAAGTCTAGCATACCTAGTGTTCCATGCTTGTTTAAGCGCAAACCGCGTTTCAACAAATTCATTGTTGTTGTTTGTGTTGTATGTTGCTTGAGGAATAAATCCAGGAATTCCGCCACCCAATTTAGATGCTCTTCCAGGCAAAATAAATGTTTTTCCACCAGAACTACTAATAGGATTTGTATAACCAACAGATGTCATTTTATACTATAGACATATAAAATATTTGTTGTTTGCTAAATTAATATACAATAAATTGACATACGATAAATAATATATAATATCAGTATACTGTATATATGAGTAATTTGAATTTATATCAAGTCTTGGTTACTTTCATCGTTTTTGTAACTCTAGATTCTATTTATTTAATTTCCATGAAAACATTTTTTGACAATCAAGTAAAATCCGTGCAAGGAAGCATTATTCAAATGAATTTATTGGCAGCCATATTATGCTACATTTCTCTCGTGTTCGGGATTTATTACTTCATCATAAAAGATAGAAAACCATTGTTTGACGCCTTTTTATTAGGACTTGTCATTTACACCGTTTACGAATTTACAACCTGGGCCTTGTTTAAAAATTGGAAAGTCGCAACGGTAATTATGGATTCTCTCTGGGGTGCTACATTGTTTACTTTAACAACGGCGATTGTTTATTTTATTTATGGTAAATGAGGTAAGGGATAAAATACGCCGATAGTATTAAAAAAATAATGTTTAAATTTAAATTATATGTCGCTGAATGAGAAGCAACTAAACAAGAAAATATTATGATTAAGCTATCTCCTAAAACAGCATAACCCCCAACTTCTCCCGCATATTTCTTAAATGTATCAACCATTTCATTGACACCTTTTGGAAATAGAGAGAAAAAGTTATAGAATAATATATCATGAATAATTTGAACGAACATGGCAACCCCTATGAATTTCCATATGGAAAACGCTGAAAAAAATAAAGGATATAAAAATCTGGCAATAATTATACCGATAATTACAATAAGCACATCAGCCAAAACCGCAGATAATCCATAAGTTTTATACCAATATTCTAAAACTTTAGACCTACTTGTTGCAAAAGTAAAAAATATTACAAAGGTTTCAACTGTCAAAACACCAACTATAATGGGAAGATAATCCGCAGTATTGTTAAAGTTGGAAATATTTTTGAAAGGGAATGATGACATATATAATAAAAACATATTATATATGGCCTCGGTTGTATTTACTATTGGACGCATGAATCCTCCCACCCCGGGACACATGTTATTAATTGAAAAACTTATTTATCGCGCTGCATCTTTAGGTCAAACAAAAATAGGGATAATATTATCGCATTCACAAGATCTTCCAAAAAACCCATTTAGTTGCGAAGAAAAAAGAAAATTACTACTATCTGGTATGATTCAGACACTAAAGGAACAAATGAAACTAAAGGTGTCAACATATAATCCACCAATTTCTCCAGATAGCATAGATAGAATTGAACCCATTATTATTTGCATGAATGACCCAACACCCTCTGAATTTGGTGGAAACCCTATAATAAAATCAATAACCGCGCTTCTATTAAATTATGGTTATCCAGAAAATCCTATTGAAAACGCAATCTTAATTGTTGGTGAAGACCGCGCGCTGAGCTATGATTGGGTTCTTAAAAATTTGGCAGAAAGAAAACCATCAATTCAAGCTGAGTTAGAATCACTGCCTAGACCGCCCGGAGCTATTTCCGCTACAGAAATAAGAGGGTATGCTATGACTGGAGAGTGGGAAAGTTTTTTGGAAAGAATGAGTTCAACTGGACTTTCTCCCGATACGCTGAAAGAAGTATTTGACCAATTGCACGAAATGCTAACAGCTCCCACACCTCTTGCAAAAGGAAGAGGTAAGGGGAAAAAGGGTGGAAAAACTAAAAAAAATAAGAAAAGCAAGAAGAGTAAGAAAAGCAAGAAGAGTAAGAAAAGCAAGAAGAGTAAGAAAAGCAAGAAAAATTTATAGAAGACACATGTAATACAAAGACAACCTTGCCTCTTCGCTTTGTAGATGCAAGGTTGTTAATAGTTTGTAATTACTCTGGGTGCGATGTTCATTGTAATCAACTCTTGGAATAATAGCTTGCATGCGTAAGGAATCTCCACATAAGCAAAATCTGTTCTATTATCACATGTTCTGCAATGATGAATGTGCATTTGATCATTGTAAGATGCGATCAACCCACACTTTTTGCAAACGTGTACTTGATATTTATCTGAAGCGTCATACATTCTGCCTCGGGTAAACCTTGAAGCTCCGTGTGAAATCATACAATCTCTTTCCATCTCACCAAACCTTAGACCTCCGTCTCGAGATCTACCTTCGGCAGGCTGTCTGGTAAGATTCACCATTGGACCAATTGAACGACTATGTTGTTTGTCTGTCACCATGTGCTTCAGTCTCTGATAAAATACTGGCCCAAGAAACACGGTGCATTCCATTTGTTCACCTGTAAGGGCATCATACATAATCTCATTTCCGTTAGACTCATATCCCACCTCCTGAAGCTTCTGACAAATTGTCTTAACATCAAGCTCGCCAAAACTAGTTCCATCACCAAAGAGTCCAAGCTCAATCAAGGTCTTGCCAAGAATTGTCTCCTTCAACTGCGCAATTGTCATACGAGACGGAATTGCATGAGGATTCAAAATTAAATCTGGTCTAAGACCACTTCTAGTGAATGGCATATCTTGTTCTGGAATTAGATTACCAAGTGTGCCTTTCTGTCCACTTCTTGATGAAAACTTGTCACCAATAACAGGCTTTCTTACAGCACGAATCCTTACCTTTGCAAAATTATAACCATCTCCGTTTCGGTCAATATAATTTTTATCAACATAGGTTTCCTCATCTGTTCTGTAAATGCGACTTTGGTCCTCATACTTAATTACCTTTGTGTGATCATTTCTGTTCTCTTTAATCGGAGTAATCTTGGAAATAATGACATCACGATTCTCAACCAAGGTATTCTCTGGAATAACTCCGCGACCATTTACCTTGTTGTAATTTGCAAACTTCATTCCCTTTGTCTTGTTTGGATCCGGTTTGCATCTAATCTCTTCGTCTCCATTTATCTTTTGTTTATCTTCGTCTTTTTCCGTGTGATAAACGGTTGCTTGAAACAACCCTCTATCAATTGAACCCTTGTTGAACAACAACGAATCTTCCTGATTATAACCAGTGTGCGACATAATCGCAACAACTGCATTGAATCCTGACGGTATCTTGTTAATATGGATCATGTCCATAATCCGTGTGTCTACTAAAGGACGAGCTGGCGTGCTTAACACATACGCAGTTTTATCCATTCTAGTGTCAAAATTTGTTACATACATACCCATCGCCTGTTTTGCCTGAGCACACTGATATGTATTTCTCGGAGATTGATTGTGCTCTGGGAACGGAATACACGAGGCTAGAACACCAAAGATTGTACTAGGATGAATTTCACAATGAGTATATTTGAAAACCTTGTCTGAATTGGACGATTGCGTCAAGTCTTCGGGTTTCATTGCAATCATTGACCAAGCTTGCTCCTCTGGGTCAATATATTCAACGATAGAGTCTTTTATCTTGCAATCTGTCAAAAGGTCGTCCCAAGTTAACTCGTTCTTATTCAACTTATTAATAATTGAACTAGTAACAAGTATGTTCTGATCCTTTACGCGTAAAATCGGCCGAGTAATTCTGCCACCGTCGTTGCAAACGCGAATCTCGTTCAATTTATAATCAAATATAATGCCCGCGTATATATTGATAATACCCTTGTGTTTCTTCTCCTTCAACATATTATATAACTCCGTTGGGTTTTCCGTAATACCAATCCACGAGCCATTCACAAAGACCTTGGTTTTATCAAACATATCAACTGGTGTTAAAGTTTGAATGTCAATGATGTGTGGCATAATATATTCATAAATTGGAACACTGCTTGAATGAATAGTTATATGAGACATATATGCCAAGTTCTTTACGATGCCAACTGAAGCCCCTTCGGGAGTTTCTGCTGGGCACAAGAACCCCCATGTAGTGTTGTGCAACTTGCGAGGAGGAATCAATTTTCCACTTTTATCCGTAGGAGTTGAAATTCTGCGAGCATGACTCAAACTAGAAACATATGTCAAGCGGTTAAGAACTTGGGCGACACCAACCTTGTTGCTATTCACATGTTTAATTCCAAAGTCACCAGTGGATAGTGCGCGCTTAATACCATTTTCAATAGTAGTTGACTTAATAATCTTATAAATGTTTGTCTGATTGATAATGTTTTGGTAATCGTCAGTGGATTTCCAAGAACCATTGTTAATTTCTTTGATAATTTGCTTTTCCATATCTTTTACCAACTTATTGAAATAATTTCTGAACAAGTTGTTGAGAAGTGCACCCGTCAAATCAATGCGTTTGTTTAAATATGAATCACGATCATCTTGCTTTGCCAAATTGTAATTCGCTTGAAGTAATTTATTCGCCATATATCCAAGGAAATACACTTTTTGTGTTGCACCGTTGCAATGTGGAAATAAATCATTAGTAAGAATTTCCATAGTAAACTCATATTTTTTCTTGATTCCAGTTTCTTTGTCCATGTTAATTGGAGTATACATCACATAACTTGTTATATATCTAATGCATTCCTCCTTATCCATGTAACCATTTGCGTCAATAATAGACGCTTGCAACCCTTTCATCATTTCTTGATGCTTTGCGCTATCAATGTTCAGAACAATCTTCTCACATACATCCTTGTCAGAAATGATCCCTAGAGCGCGAAACACGACAAATAAAGGGATCGGTTGCTTTACTCTGGGTAACTGCAAATAAATGGGGAACCCAAATCCATTGTTCTTAGAAGAGATCATCATATTGATTTGCTTTGGTGAAATGCATTTGTAATCAGGGACGGACCTGATTTCTGCTTGCCAGGTATATTTTGTGTTATTTTTAGAGACATTAAAGCAATATACCTTATTTTCGGCCGCGCGTTCCTGACCAAGAACCGTCTTCTCAGAACCATTGATAATAAAATAACCTCCTGCATCAAATTTACATTCGCCTGTATTTGCATGGTCAACATGCTTATACTGTGTAAGAACGCAAATGTTTGATTTTAACATAATTGGAAGTTTACCAATGTGAATCTTTGGTAGAGTCTTGTAAAATGTTTGCATGTTCTCCAATCCTTCTCCATTACGAACAACAAATTTAATGTTAATGTCCACAGTCATTGCGCATGCGTATGTAAAATTGCGCAATCTTGCCTCTTGTGGGAACATTAACTTTGTTGCGCCATTATTTTCTTGAATTTGTGGACGATAGATGTGGAAGTTTTCAAATGTAATGTAAATTTCTAGGGCATGTTTTCCAGATTTTGCATCATAATCTTGCTCAGACGCAATATGAACCGGGTTGAACATTTCAATAGTTTTATTTATTTGATAACCTACAAAATTGTTATAAGACTCCAATTGATGTCTTACCAATCTTTGCAGATGTTGGCCTTTAAAATAAGATTCAATAATACTCCATGGTGTTTCAATATATTTATCCTTCTCAAGATCAAATGGAGAATCTTGCGTTTTAGAATCTAGCGTCATGGTGTTTGAACTCATTTTTGGGTTATTTATTATTTCAATTTGTTTTTATATTGTTTGCAAAAATAATAAATCATTAATAAATAATAATAAATTTAATAGATATCGGAAACTAATAATAGCACAAAGTAAAGAATATAAATGTAAGAATATTTAATTACATAATGAGAATCCGAAGTTTTAAGAAACAAGATTATACAGAATTTACCAAAACTATGGATGAAAATTCTAAAAAAACTTCAAATATTTCAAATACTATAAAAGAAGAGTCTTCAAAGGAAGGTATTGATAAATTAATAGAAAATATTGATAAAAATTTTGACTCAGAATATTTTAAATGGGTTTCTCTTTATACTGTTGATAAAAATACATACACCGACCCTAATTCATTTCTATTTTACGTTAAAGAAAAAAAGACGACTCATTCAGTAAAAAAACAACCTATTGCAAAACAACAAACAACCCAATGTGGTATATATTCTGCATCTCTTAACTATACGTCTACAATATCTCAAATAATGAAAGAAACTGCAGACGATGCAAGAGAATCAAACAATCTAACCAATTCCGACTCAAAATTGTCAGGTGAAACCATTTTTTATAGACCTCATCCGAGGGCATGTGGAAGATTAGTTAAAAAACAAGAACCTAGTCCTAAGCTCAAACTATATATTCCTCCAGCAAATCGAATTCTCAAAACAAAAATAACAATAGAGGTTGAAATCCAAAATTTGGATGACCTCATTAAATTGATTGAAACTTATCCTCTAGATGAAACAAAAGAATACAACATTAACATGGAAGGTCTTCACAAAATTCATACTTCTCTCATAGATTTAAACAATATGATTGGGATGAAAGAAATGAAGGAGAATGTTGTAGACCAAATATTATATTACATACAAGATTTTAATACAACCGGAGATTTTATGCACACTGTTATTTATGGACCTCCAGGAACTGGTAAAACTGAAATTGCAAAGATTATTGGTCAAATTTTTAGTAAATTAGGTATTCTTAAGAAGGGAATTTTTAAAAAGGTTACGAGAAGTGATTTAGTAGCAGGTTATCTTGGACAAACTGCGATGAAAACGCGAGACATTATTAACGAGTGTTTAGGTGGAGTTTTATTTATAGATGAAGCGTATGCTCTTGGAAATAATGAGAAAAAAGACAGTTTTTCAAAAGAATGCATTGATACATTGTGTGAAGCTTTAAGCAATCACAAAGAAGACCTTATGGTTATTATAGCTGGATATGAATCAGAATTAAAAGAGTGTTTTTTTAACTATAATCAAGGATTGGATTCTAGGTTCACTTGGAGATTTAAAACAGACGAATATAAAGGAGAAGAACTTTATAATATTTTTCTTAAGAAAATAAAAGAAATTAACTGGGAAATTGTTGACAATAATGCATCCAATCAAAAAATTACAAACACGTGGTTTGAAAAGAATTTAGACTATTTTAAATTTTTTGGGAGAGATATTGAGACACTACTAGCCAAGACAAAAATTGTCCACGCTCGTCGCGTATTTTGCAAATCTCAAAATGAAAAAATGAAAATAACCCTGAAAGATTTAGAAAAAGGGTTTGAATTATACTTGAAAAATGATGAGGTCAAAAAGAGAAAAGATACAGAAAATTTTAAAAATGTAATTAAGACAATGTATGTTTAGACAATGTATGTTTAGACAATGTATGTTTAGACAAGTGTGTTTAGACAAGTGTGTTTAGACAAGTGTGTTTTTTTTGCGAAATTGTTTTTTTAAGCTAATATAATTCAATGCTTAAAAAAACTATTAAAATAAACCCAGAACTATTTAATATTGCAGATAAAACAAGAAAGAATCGCGAGAAAAAAATAAGACCATCTATTCCAGTGGTGATTAAACCAAACTCTCTTAAAAAGGAGTTGCTAAATAGGATTAAAGAACACCGGGCTCGGGACATTGAATCCCCAAATAAACCTACTTTTAGTGATGAATTTCACGATTCTATAAATTATTTATCTAGTTTATCAAAGAAACACAAAGAGGATTCTGAACGAGAGAAAAAACGAGAAATGCTAGCAAATAGAACTGTAAAAAATTACCATTCGCATAACACACATTCATCTTTAACCCCAGCTCTAAATCAATATCCTAGTCAGACTCATTATTCAAGCGTTCAACTGTATCAACCGCAATATACTACGCAACCGCAATATACTACGCAACCGCAATATACTACGCAACCGCAATATACTACGCAACCGCAATATACTACGCAACCGCAATATACTACGCAACCGCAAATACCAATGGTAAATTTAGAATTACCAGAAGAACTACAAGAAACTTACACTCCAGCATTAATTGAACCCACAACAGCTCAAATTAAAATTAATACTAACAGGTCCACGTCCGAAATTCCTTATGGTTGTTTAAAGGGTGGAATCAAGCCAACTTTTAGAGCGTGGAATGCTACGAGAAAAAACTATGATTCATTGACTATTCCCATGCAATCCAGGTTGCAAATTTCTATACCAGAACCGTCCCAGGTTCCCATTTTATCACAAGACCCAATAAATGATCGCGAAAGAAAATTAGAGCTGCTAAGAATGAAAATGCGAAAACAAGAGGAAAGTCAACAACACCGTGAAACTGCTCCAAATATTATTAATGAGCTTGAAATGAGAGAACCCAAAATAAATCAAATGCTGCTGCATACACCAGATACTTCTTTATTGAATACAAATATAGCTACTTCAAGCGAGTTGAAACAAACAATAGAAGACTTTACCTCTCCACCTGAAAAGAAATTTATTAAAAGAACTATCAAAAGAAAATACACACTCGGTAAATCAAAACTTCATAACACTGTGTCAATATTATTAAAAAATAATCACACACGTAAAATTGTTTTAAATGCACACAAAGAACTTAAACGCACTTCCATTAACGAGATTAAAAAGTATTTAAAAATGCGGGGGTTGGTAAAGGTTGGCAGTAATGCACCCAATGATGTCTTGCGTAAAACATATGAATCAGCAATGATGGCTGGTGAAGTTTTGAATAAAAATAAGGAAACTCTTCTTCATAACTTTTTAAGCGACACTTCTAATTAAAAATACTGTTGCAATATTTGCAATATTTTATCTAAGTTTAAAGTAAGTAAAACTATATGGAAACTACAAAAAATAAATTGCCAGAAAATGTAAAAATATTTTTTAATGACTTAAGCAAATATCTTGAAACTAAGTTGCTGTTTTATGGTAGTGTTCAACGACAAGACTATTTTCCAGGTTCTAGTGACATTGATGTTGACATATTTACAGACAATGTTGGGAGCACTATGTCCAGAATGCAACATTTTTTGCATGTAAAAAAAAGCAGTTTTAAAAAAATAGTTTGGAGGTTGAGTCATAGTGGGCAAATGGTTTATGGCTACAAAATTATGTATACAAATCCAGATTTAAACCTTTCAGCAGAATTTTCTATTTACGACAATAAATATAAAAAAGGTGTTTTAGAACAACATCTTAAAAAAACTGTTATCCCTTTTTACGCAACTATTCTTCTGTTTATTATTAAAAAACTTTATTACGACCTTCATATTCTTCCGGCTGAATCATACAGATATTTAAAAATGAAAATACTGTCATCCTTTATTGGATTACCAGATGAACAATTTTTGGTTCTAAATGTTAGTAAATAATATTTTCCACACGAGAGATAATGTTATTTAAAATCAGATTAAAGAGAAACCTCCTATAATAATAGAAGGCAAAACTTTGATGGCACTTATCAAGGACTATTTTGAAAAAACAAAACAAGGTCTAGAAGAATATGGTGAGAACACAATTGTTCTTATGCAAGTTGGCGCCTTTTTTGAAGTTTATGGAATGCGAAATCAAACTACTAGAAGTATTACAGGAAGCAAAATATCTGCATTTTCAAATATATGCGATCTAAACATTGCAGAAAAAAAGATTTGCGTTGGAAAAGAGGATGTAATTATGGCCGGATTTTCAACATATATGATTGAAAAATACATTAAGAAACTGCAAAATGCAGGATATACGGCAATTGTATATACACAAGAGGAACAAGCAAAAAATACAAAGAGAGGTCTTGAAGTTATTTATTCGCCTGGAACTTATTTTTCTGAATCTACTTCTCAAATTACAAACAATATAATGTGTGCTTGGATTCACGTGTCAAATAAATTTAAATCAAAGGAGAAGGAAGTAAATATTGGTATAGCAAATGTTGACATATATACGGGAAAAACCACAATCTTTCAATTCAACGAGCTTTATATAGATAGTCCAACCACATTTGACGAATTAGAACGATTTGTATCCATATATAACCCAAATGAGGTTATTCTAATTGGAAATGTTTCTGACAAGGAACTCAATGATGTAACTAGTTATGCAAATATTCACTGCAAATCCATTCATAAAATTAGCACAACTGAGTCAGTTTCAAAACAAACTGAAACGGTAAAGCGAGCATTTAACTGTGAAAAACAAACATATCAAAAAACGATACTTGAAAAGTTCTTTTTGATTGAAGATTATGATGTTTTCTCTCAAAATTTTTATCAAAATGAAATTGCAACTCAAGCATTTTGTTATGTTCTTGACTTTATTTATCAACACAATCCTAATCTAGTGAATAAATTGAATGAACCCGAGTTTGACAATTGCAGCGAAAGACTTATACTGGCTAATCACTCTTTGAAACAACTCAATATTATTGATGATGGAAATTATAGTGGCAAATTTTCATCTGTTGAAAAATTATTAAACCAATGCGTAACCTCAATGGGGATACGAAAGTTCTCTCATTTGTTATTAAACCCAACTACAAATATTGACTATCTAAATGAAGAGTATAAGATAACCGATCACATTTTGAATACAAACAATACGATACATTCAGGTTCGTCTATTAAGAATCGTCTTTCAACAATAAAAGACCTTGCAAAAATTAGCAGGCAAATTATAATGAAAAAAATATCGCCGCAAACAATTTATCAATTCAACGCAAGTCTAAATGTTATAAAAAATATGTACTCTGAACTAATTAAAGATTCTGTTTTATTTGAATATTTTAAAAATAGACTTAACGGAAAATCGGATGTTTGTTCAAAAATTATTGACTTTTGCGATGAAATTAGCAAATTCTTGAACAACAATCTAAATTTGACATTATGTGAAGATATTGATAAAACTCAACAATTTGATATCAATTTTATTAATCCCGAAGTAGATGCAGAGTTGGATGAAAAAACGGATCTTCTATTTATCTCAACAAATAAACTTGAAGCGATTCGCAAGTATTTTAATGAAAATATTATCAAGTATGAGAAAAAGGCCTCCAAAAAGGGGGCTAGCGATTATGTCAAGTTGCACGAAACTGAAAAAAACAGCGTTACTCTTGTTGCAACCAAACGAAGATGCAACATATTAAAAGAAATGTTTAATAAGTCAACCTATTTTTCTTCAGAAGAAAAACAGAATGGAGTTGATCTGACTTATTCCTGCAGTGAAAAAACAAATGAGCTCGCGATCTTTAAATTAAAACTTCACGAAAATATATTCTTCTCCCAACAAAGTAGTGCAAATGATTGCGTTTATAACCCATATATATCAGAATTGTCTTCAACTATTTCATCTATTAAGACTCAAATGAAAGACTTAATTGCATCAGTTTATAACAAGATTCTTTGCAACATGGAATTGTTTCAGAACAAAATAAATAATATTGTTGATATTGTTACACTAATTGATGTCATTTTTGCAAAGGCTACTATTGCCAAAACATACAACTATTGCAAACCTGAAATTGTTCTCAATTCTGAAAAATCCTTTATGAATGCTAAGGGGCTACGCCATTGTTTGATTGAACATTTGCAACAAAATGAGCTATATATAGCCAATAATGTTGAATTGGGAAATAATGTCACAAACGGAATATTGTTGTATGGGACTAACGCGGTTGGAAAAACAAGTCTAATAAGAGCTCTTGGAATAACAACTATTATGGCTCAAGCTGGGCTATTTGTTCCTTGCACATCCTTTCAATTCTCCCCATATAGATACATATTTACTAGAATCTTGGGAAATGATAACATGTTTAAAAATCTATCAACTTTTGCCGTTGAAATGTATGAATTGCGAACTATTTTGAGATTAGCAGATGAAAAAAGTCTTGTTTTAGGTGATGAATTGTGTTCAGGTACTGAAAGTGTTTCAGCAACAAGCATTTTTGTAGCTGGAATTCAACATTTGCAAGCTAAAAAGAGTAGCTTTATTTTTGCAACACATCTTCATGAAATTGTAAACTACGAGGAAATTGTCAAATTGGAAACTGTTGTGATGAAACACATGGCAGTATTTTATGATAGGGAAAAAGGAGCTCTTATTTATGATAGAAAAATTAAAGATGGTTCTGGGGATAATATGTATGGCCTTGAAGTTTGCAAATCGCTTAATTTGCCAAATGAATTTATTGAATCTGCGAATAATATCCGAATGAAGTATCATCCCGAATCAGCGAGCATTCTTTCTCTCAAGACATCCCATTTTAATTCAAAAAAGATTGTTGGTAAATGTGAAATGTGCAAAGTTGAACTTGGAAAAGAAGTTCATCATTTGCAACATCAAAAAATTGCAAATGAAAATGGATTTATAGAATCACCGGCTGGAGCTTTCCACAAAAATCATCTAGCAAATTTGCTAACATTGTGCGAAAAGTGTCACGATAAAATTCATAAAGATTCAAAAAAAATGCATAAAAAAGTTAAAACTTCCAAAGGAATTGAAATTAACAATATTACTATAAATATATAAATTCAATAAAACAAAACAAAATAAAAAATATTATTATATTTTATGAAGGTAACTCAGATTCACATTAACTATTACTGTGTAACCTTTTTGATTATTATTGCGCTTGTTTTAGCGTATAATATGTATAATAAAACTGTTGAAGGGTTAGAAAGCGACATTTCTGATCCAGCTGTTAGTTTTTGTAAAGTTTTTGAAAGTAAAAGCTCCCAGTTGGAAACAGCGTGCGGTAATTTAACGATAGATAATTGCAAAAATAGTAAATGTTGCGTTTGGTTTAATGGTAATAAATGTTCGGCTGGCGGAGTAACTGGTCCAACTTATAAAACAGATGCCGGTGGCAACCCAATAACAGTTGACAACTTTTATTACATGAATAAGTGTTATGGAAATGGTTGCTCCAAGTAAAATAATTATTTTATTTCTTTGAATAATATATAATGAGGAAAGTTGCGAGAAGTATAAAACATAAGAAAAAGATTGCAAAAAAAAACAAAACAAAAAAAAACAAAACAAGAAGGAACAAGAAGGCTCGCAGAGTAAATAGAAGAAAACTTCGCGGAGGAATGAATCATTTAGGTGAAGTCTTTTTGGGAATAATTAAAAATAAAAAAATTTATAAGGAAGAGGGTATGAAACATGATGCACAATCAAAACAATACGAAGAAGCTGGTTGGAACATTGAAGAACTTACAGAAGAACTTAAAACAGCAATAAATGATGATGTTAAATTTGATAAAGTTATGGAACTTTTAGATGAGTATGAATATACAAAAAGAAATTATGAAAACGAATTGGAGGAAAATGACGCTCGTGAAAATAAAGACGATCAAGGCGAATATTTGGCTCAAAATGAATGGTCAAAACTTGTTGTTGAATTGAGAGATGACTATGGGATAGAGGTTGAGTAATAAAACAATATATAATAAAATAATAATATCATTTTATTATAACTAAAAAAATATGGCAGCAGAAGTTTCTGATATTCAAGAAGATTTCTGTATTAAATTAGATGAATATCCAATCCTTACAAAATTTTCAACTTCAGAAAAATATAAAACAAAAGAATTTTTTGACGAGTTTGAAAAGCTTGTTCCAGGAGGTAATTTTTTTTACTTCCGAATTGAATTGGGACCCGATGAAAATATAATAGTAACTCCATCATTATCAAGACTACAAAGCAGTCTAATATATAACTATCGCGAAAATCCTGGGGTTTTTTCAGATTATGTATCTTTTCAATTAAAAAATAGCGGAATATTGCCATCAATTGCTGAGCTTATTCTTTTGGGAAATCAACTGGGTATTGCGTTGCGTGTAATTGCTAGACCTAAACGAGACTTTTCAGATACCTTCTTTAACTTTCATAAAGACCAATCAATTTTTACAATGCTGCAATATTATAACTTTACTCAACCATTTGTCTTTGGAACTGAAGTATTATTGGGATATAAAGAACACGAAACACTTTTGCCTCATCAACTTTTGGGCGTTTTGCCTCTACCAGAAAAGGTTGGAAATTTAAGCAATGCCTTTTCAACAATAAATGCCGTCAATTCTGAATTAAAAGATTCCGGAGTTGATGCTGTTGTTTTAAGAGGAAAATATAATAATGGCGACACAATGACATTCTCAGACCCATTGCTAAGACACGCTACCATTAAAGCAAATGAAGTTTTTGAAAGCAATGCTATTAAAATAACTATACCTAAACGAGGCCATTCAAGCCAACGAAATGTGCACGAAGATAGCGTTCAAGTATGTTCAATGAGAGAACCAACAACTCCAGAAATGGTTAATAATAGACAAGCCATTGCTATGTTTTTATTTTTAGACGCAGAAAATTATACTGGCTATTCACGTGAAAAATTTGGAGAGCCAATTATAATAGACCCAACTCCTGCAAGAGAAATAAAGACGATTAATTTTAACAAAGATGAATTTAAAGGGTTTGTTGAAACATTAAGTTCTGGTGAAGGGTGTGTTGTTATTAAAGATTTAACTATTACAAGTCGTGGTGGAAAAAAAGGTAACAAGAGAAAACGAACAAATAAGAAAAATAAAAACACTAAAATAACTAAGAAAAAGAAAACTACAAAAAAGAAAACTACAAAAAAGAAAATGAATAAAAGAAAATCCAAAAAAATAAAAATTGATTTGATAAAAGGGTCTAAATAAATTATAACAGTCTAGTATAAGGAATGATTATCCCAGTTAAGTGCTTTACATGCGGTAACGTTATTGCCGATAAATATCGTTATTATTTGGAAGAGGTCAGAAAGCGAAAATTGGCAAAAGATATGGATGTTGACAAAGTTGTTTATTTAACAAAAGAATTTAGTGAAAAAACCCCAGAGGGAGAAGTATTGGATGATCTCGGGCTAAAAAAGATGTGTTGTCGCAGACATATGTTGACTCACGTTGATATTGAATAATTTCTTTAGCTAATATATATGAGAAAAACAATGAGAAAAAGTATGAAAAGAACGCAAAAATTGTGGAACATGAAAGGTTGTTCTAAGTCTAATCGCAATTTAGGTGGCAAGAAAAAAGGGGGGTGTTGGAATATGAAAAAACGTGGAGGAGCTCGCATTTGTAAAAAATGTGGACACGGTTGTAGATGTGGTCCTATATGCAATTGCAGACACAAATGCCCGGGAAATTGTTATTTAAATGGCAAAAGAAGTAGAAAGCAAAGAGGAGGAAGTTGCGGTTGCGGGATTCAAATGGGAGGATGCGGATCTTGTTTAGGTGGTGGCATTCAAATGGGTGGTGGGATTAACAATAGTGGCACTCCATTAGTTGGATCTCCTTGGACGCCAAAAATTAACGATTGGCCTGGAGTTTCTGGAAAAGACGGACAGACAAATTATTTTGCCGACAACAAATATTTAGTAGACCCTCAACGAACAATGATTTCTGAAAGAGACCAACAAACATATATGGCGGGCGGCAGTTCAAGAAAAAGAAGAGGTGGTGGAATCATTCCACAAGATTTAGTAAATTTAGGAAGAAGCATGGTTTACGGATTAGGAAGTGCATATAATACATTGAATGGTTATTCTGGACCCGTCTCTCCTTTACCTTATAAAGACCAGCTCATAAATACACCATCTTCAAAAGCTTTAGGTTATTAATTTTTTTCTAATATTATAACATAATGGCGTTCCCAAAGTCACTTAAAGAATTGTGTACTCCCGCGTTTGTTTATTTTGTTCTTTCTGTTATTGGAATAATTGGTTCAGTTATCCAAAACATGGGAAACAAGAATCTCTATAAGATGGGTATGTTTTCAGCACGCGTCCCAAGCACACTCATGGTCTTTTTAGTTAAAATTGTTTACATTTTATTCTGGACGTGGATTTTGAACTTGATTTGCAAGGACGGACACACTGAAATTGCTTGGTTCTTAGTTCTTATTCCTTTTATCCTTTTGTTCGTTATCATGGGATTAGTCATGTTAAATCCTAACATGATGGAAGGTATGGTTGACGGTGCACCGAAAAAGGGTCTTAAAAAGGCTTAAATTAAGTGAATATAAAATATATAATATAAAATATATAATATAAAATATATAATTATTGTATTATGACTAATAAAATAATTAAAAATGGTATTTCATATGAAAAGAATGGTTGGATGTATATTTCGGTAAAAGGTTCTCCAAGAGAAAGAGGATATGCTTATGGGTATTTTTGCGCAAAAGAATTCAAAAAAATACAAGAAATGTTAAAATTTTCTTGTTGGAATGATTTTGGAGAGACATGGGATTTTTTTATTCAAGCAACAAAAGATCACTTTGAAGAAAAGATTAAGAAGCATTTTCCCGAATTATATGAGGAAATTGAGAGTATCGCCGAAGGATGCAATGCAGGTGGAACAAAAACAACGGCAACCGAAATTTTAGCTTGGAATAATTCATTTACATTATTTGATTCTTGGTATGGTTCACAACAAGCCGCATCTGGTAGTCCAGGTGGGAGAGAAGGTGGGGCTGCCGACCATTGCAGCGCTTTTATTGCCGTTGGGGACTGGACTGAACACGGTAAAATAGTCGTAGCTCATAACAGCTTTTCCAACTTCTTAGATGGCCAATATATGAATGTTATTTTAGATTTAAACCCCACAAAAGGACACAGATTTGTTATGCAATGTTGTCCTTGTTGGATTTGGAGTGGAACTGATTTTTTTGTAACTTCCGCTGGAATTATTGGAACAGAAACTACAATTGGAGGGTTTCACGCTTATGAAAATAACTATCCTATTGCGTTCAGAATTCGCAAAGCCATGCAATATGGTGATACTATGGATGATTATGTTAAAATACTTTTGGATGGAAACTCGGGCGATTATGCCAACTCGTGGTTATTTGGTGATACCAAAACAAATGAAATTTTGAGAATTGAATTGGGTCTTAAGTATTATAATGTAGAGAGAACAAAAAATGGATTTTTTATTGGATTTAATGCTGCATATGACCCACAAATTCGTAACAAAGAATGCTCTGATACTGGTTTTGATGACACTAGAAGACATCAAGGAGCTCGTCGTGTTCGCCTCGCCGATTTAATGGATGAACACAAGGGTAAATTAAACATTAACCTTGCTATGAAATTGATTGCTGACCATCACGATGTTTACCTAGACAAAGAAAATCCTTGCTCTAGAACAGTTTGTTCTCACTATGAATTGGATGCACGCGAATATATGTCAGACCCTACAAGACCAAAACCTCATCAACCAAGAGGAGCTCTTGATGGATGCGCCGGAGATTCTAAATTAACTGAAAATATGGCCTTCATGGGTAGATTTGGAAGTTCTTGTGGAACTCCATTTATCGTAAATGAATTTTGCAATAAACGCAGACAATGGAACTATTTGAAACCATTTTTGCATGATAGACCTACACAACCATGGACCATGTTTACAACAACAAAATCTTACAAGAAGCACAAGACACATAAACACAGAGATACAACAACGAAAAATGGTTCTAGAAAAAGAGAAACAATTTTATCTTCAGCAAATTAAATGTAAAAACAACATATAATGTATAATATTATTAACAGGAATAATATTATAAAAAAATAAGACTATTTATATAATATATACAATGGAAGCTATATCATGGAAACTAATTGACAAATATTTCAAAGATAACCCATACAACTTGGTTGCACATCATTTAGAATCTTATAATGACTTTTTTGATAATGGAATCAACAGAGTGTTTCGCGAAAACAACCCTATCAGATTTATTGAGAGAGAAGAAGATGCCGAAAAAAAAGGAGAAGAGTCTCGCAATCAATGTTTGTTATATTTAGGTGGAAAAGAGGGGAAAAAAATATACTTTGGAAAGCCCATAATATACGACGATAACCATGCTCATTACATGTATCCAAATGATGCTCGGTTGAGAAACATGACTTATGGTATAACAATACATTATGATGTTGAGGTTGAGTTTATATATTATGAAGGAGGAGATAAGAAGGAAAAAACGGTTACACTAGATCAAATATATCTAGGCCGATTTCCTATTATGCTTCAGTCAAAGTTGTGTATTTTAAAATCTCTAGCAAAAAATGTTCGTTTTAATATGGGTGAGTGTAGAAATGACTATGGTGGATATTTTATTATTGACGGAAAAGAAAAATCCATTATTTGTCAAGAAAAATTTGCAGACAATATGCTTTATATACGCGCAAATAAAGCTGACGAAACATATAGTTACTCTGCTGAAATAAGGTCTGTTTCAGAAGATGCATCAAAACCTGTTCGTACCACAGCAGTTAAAATTGTTGCACCAAGCACTACTTTATCAAATAATCAAATTGTTGTTCTTGTACCAAATGTTAAAAAACCGGTCCCACTATTCATTTTAATGAGGGCATTAGGTATAACTTCAGATAAAAGTATTATTGAAATGTGTTTATTAGATTTGGAGAAAAACGAATCTTATATTGATTTATTTATACCATCTGTTCATGACGCAAACAAAATATTTAATCAAGAAACCGCGTTGCACTATATTGCATCATTTACAAAACGCCGAACAATTACAGGAACTCTAGACATTTTAATGAACTATTTTTTACCTCATATTGGCGAACAAAACTTTTTAGAAAAGGCGTATTTTGTTGGCTATATGGTGAATCGTGTGTTGCGTGTATTTAAAAAGGAGGACAAACCAACTGACCGTGACAACTTCAAATTCAAACGCATTGAACTGTCTGGTTCTCTCATTTACGACCTTTTTAGAGAATATTTTCTTATTCAAAAGAGAGACATTTCATTGAAAATTGATCAAGAACACTATTATCATAAAGGAAAATACGAAGACAAAAAGTTCCCTAACTTGATTGAAGATAATGTTGGTCTTTTTTTTAAAGAGAGATTAATTGAAACTGGGTTTAGAAAAGCATTTAAAGGAAATTGGGGTGCAGAGGAACACACAAAGCGCGTTGGCGTTGTGCAGGATTTAAACCGGTTGTCTTGGAATACTTTTATCTCTCAACTTCGTAAATTTAATCTTCCATTAGATGCAAGTGCAAAGGTTGTTGGTCCTCGGTTATTGCATTCTAGTCAATGGGGCTACATTGATCCTGTGGATACACCAGATGGTGGAAACATTGGATTGCATAAACACATGGCTATTAGCACATTTGTTACTAGTGGAACATCTTCTATTCCAATGATAAAATGGATGAGATCCAAAACGACAATGCGCATTTTACAAGAATGCACACCTAAACTTCTGGGCAATTCAACTAAAATTTTTGTAAATGGTGTTTGGGTTGGCGCAATTGATAATCCAATTGAAACAATTGAAACAATTAAAATGTTTAGACGAAATGGATTAATTCCTGCGTTTACAAGCATTTCATTTAATTATGAAAAAAACGAAATATTTATTTACACTGATTCTGGAAGACTTAGCAGACCTATTTATTACATTGATTCAAAAACAAATAAAATTAGTTATGACAGACCTGAAATTATTGATTTTATTAACAGCAACGACTATACTTGGGAACAAGCAGTTAGTGGATTTCATAAAAAGGCTGTTGAAAAATTTAGTATTAAAAGAAATATTATTTACGACATTGATGAATTGTACCCGGATCTTAAGAGCATGGAAACCATTGAAACACAGTTTGAAAAGGACAAATCAGCCCTTGAATATGTTGATACTTCTGAAGAAGAGGGTATTTTAATAGCGACAAATAAAGACGATTTGAAAAAAAATAAATACTACACACACTGTGAAATTGCTCCTTCTCTCATATTAGGTGTCATGGGAAATCTAGTTATCTACCCCGAAAACAATCCATTACCCAGAAACTCATTCTCTTGTGGTCAAAGCAAACAAGCCGTATCTGTTTATCATTCCAACTTTCAATCTCGCATTGATAAAATGGGAGTTATTTTAAACTCTGGACAAATACCACTTTTAAAATCCAAGTATTTGGAATACATTAATAATGAAGAGATGCCGTACGGAGTAAACGCAATTGTAGCAATTATGTCTTATACTGGATATAATGTTGAAGACGCCATTTTGATTAATGCTGGGTCTGTAGCTCGCGGAATTTTTAGAACAACTTACTATTCCATGTATGAAGCGAGAGAAGAAAGCTCTAAAATCTCGGGGTCAATGACAAATTCTTATTTTGCTGATGTTCAAACAAAAAATGTTACCGGATTAAAAGCAGGATTTGATTACAGTTATCTTGATAAATATGGGTTAATTAAAGAAGATTCTCCATTAAATGATAAAATGGTTGTTATCGGTAAAGTAACTTCCAACTCTATTGATTCAGACGTCGTAATAGATTCTTCTGTTTTTCCAAAGAAGGGACAGTTAGGGTTTGTTGATAAATCATTTATTACCGAAGGAGAAGAAGGAACTCGCATCGCAAAGGTTCGTATTCGTGAAGAGAGAATACCTGCAATCGGTGATAAAATGGCTAGTAGAGCCGGTCAAAAGGGAACTCTTGGTTTAATTATTCCTGAAGAAGACATGCCTTTTACTAGTGACGGAGTTCGTCCCGATTTAATTATTAATCCACACGCTTTACCATCGCGTATGACCATTGGTCAACTAGTTGAGTCTTTATTCGGAAAAGCCTGCACAGCTTACGGTGGGTTTGGAGACTGCACTGCGTTTGAAACAAAAGGTCCCCACACAAAAGTCTACGGTTCAATGTTGGTAAATGCAGGATTTCATTCATCTGGAAATCAAGTTTTATACAACGGAATGACCGGAGAACAAATATATTCTGACATTTACATTGGACCAACATATTACATGCGTTTGAAACACATGGTAAAAGATAAAATTAACTATCGTGCTAGAGGTCCTAACACAATGCTTACTAGACAACCTGTTCAAGGTAGAGCAAACGATGGTGGTCTTCGTATCGGAGAAATGGAACGCGATGGTATAATGGCTCACGGAGCGTCTGCATTTTTGAATGAATCTTTTATGGTTCGTGCCGACGAATATTACATGGCAGTTTGTAATAAAACTGGTGGAATCGCGATATACAACGAATCATTAAATTTGTTCTTGAGCCCATTTGCTGACGGTCCAATTAATTTTAATGCAACTCTTGATGGAAAACTTAATATACAAAATGTTAGTAGATTTGGAAGAGATTTCAGCATTGTTCGCGTTCCTTATGCGTTGAAACTATTAATACATGAATTGCAAATTATGAATGTCCAAATGAGAATTATAACAGAAGATAACATTGATCAAGTTATGAACATGTCTTATTCTGATAATATTGGTAAACTGTTAAAAACCGGGGATTATAAAGACCTTCCCAATTTATACAATAAATATAAGAACCAAATTTCTCAACAAAATCAAGAAAAAATGATTCGCGGAAAAACGTCTACATCATCAACAGATAGTAGTGTTCCTTATGCAGACGGAAGTTCTGCTTACAGTCCTCCATATGACCCCAATGATAGTCCAGCATATGACCCAAATGCTAGTCCAGCGTATAATCCAATTTCTAGCGACCCGAATGCTAGTCCAGCTTATAATCCAGATTATTCTCCTCATAGTCCAGATGAACCCCCACCTCGGTTTGACCCACATTCACCCGACGAACCACCTCCTGTAGCTGCTATTGAAGGTATTAAAATTGAAAATGCTGATGTAAAAACAGAGTTTGACGCTCTTCCAGAAAGAGATAAAATAATGTTAATGAAAATGGCCGCAGAACAGAGAGCTAAAAAAAATAAGGTTGATGAAGAAAAAGAATCTACAACAACGATTCCTCCTGTGAAGATTCAAACTGGTGGACACCAAGCATCGTCTAATGAGCAAGTTATTTCTATTTTGAAAATAGACGAAGAAAAACCTGAAGTTGAACCAGGAACGGGAACAGAAACAGAAACATCAAGTAGTTCACGTTCAGAAACAAAATCAGTAAGTTTTGACACTGGTTCAGATGGCGCAAAAAAAATAACCCTTTAACTCGTAAAATTGTATAGGTTTTATTCTTTGACATTATAAATGTCAATTGGAAAATATACATATGGCACTCCTAATATTTACTGGAGTAATGACAACGCAAAATTAATAGTGGGAAATTTTTGTTCAATTGCCGGAAATGTAAATATATATTTAGGAGGAAATCATAAAACTGACTGGGTTACCACTTACCCATTTGGTCATATACATTGCGATAAATTTAACAATTTTAATGGCGTTGGTGTCCCATCAACAAAAGGAGATGTTATTATCGGCAATGATGTATGGATTGGGAACAATGTAACAATTATGTCGGGTGTAATAATTGGTGACGGGGTTGTAATTGCAAACAATAGTCACGTTATTTAAAATGTAGAACCATATAGTTTAGTTGGAGGAAATCCAGCAAAATTTATTAAATATAGATTTACACAAGAAGAGATAGAAAAATTATTAGAAATTAAATGGTGGTTTTGGGATGATGAAAAAATAAATAAATTTACGCCTTTACTATGTAATAATAATATTGGAGAGTTTATAAAAAATGCTTTTTAGTTGACCCAAGACTTAAACCTTATGTTTATAATTTGAATTGCACAAATTATAAACATTGTTTTTACAAATAAATAAATAAAAAATTGAATTAGAATGAAAATGATAATGTATACTATAAATATAATGGCGACACAGAACTCAAGTGGTGTGGTTTCATCTGTATATAAATCTAGAAAAACCATTTTAGAATTGATGAAAAAACAAAACTATAATGTTGAAGAATATGAAAATTTTAGTGTTAATGAGGTTAATACCATGTTGCAAAATAAACAACTTGACATGCTTTTGGAAAAGAGTGTAGAAGACCCCATGACAAAGCGTAAAAATAAGATTTATATTAGATACTATTTAGCAAAAACATTGCGCCCGCAAAATATTCAAGAAATAATTGACGACTTATTTAATTTAGAAGAAATCTTAACAAAGGATGATACTTTAATGATTATAACTAAGGACGATTTAAATGAAACACTTACAAATTTACTCAAGCATATTTGGGAACAAGATGAAATACTGATTGTAGTTCAATGTATCAAACGATTGCAATTCAACATTTTGGATCACGTTCTAGTCCCAACCCACAGAGTTTTGTCAAACGACGAGGTTACTCTGGTTAAAACAAAATATAATATCATGCACGACACGCAGTTTCCAGACATTTCAAGATTTGACCCAGTTGCACAGATTATTGGAATCCGTCCAGGACAAGTTTGTGAAATTATTCGTCCTAGCAAAACGGCTATAACTGCATATTATTACAGAATTTGCGTGTAAATAAATTCTAACTGTATATATAATGTCAACATATTCCGATGAAATTTTAACTAAACTACAAACCAATACACAGAAATTTTATTCAGCTTTAGATGATTTTTCTAGTTCATATTTAAATTACAAAATGTATCCTGATTACAGCGAATATCGCCAAATTTATGCTAATTCGCAAGGCGTTATTGAATCATTACAAGCAGAATTATTTATCTCCACAAACGATGTTGAAAGAAATATAGGAGAATTAAACAGATTAATTTCTAATTTAAACACCAAATTAATAACCGAAAAAGAAAAATATACCACGTTAACTAGTGAATTAAATTCGGTAAGTTCAGATTCAAATGGCTCGGGGTTGCTTGCATTACAGTCAAAAACGCTTTACTCAGAAAAATATATTTATAATATTACATTAGTTATTGGAATTTGTGTTCTTTTATATTCATTGTTTAAGGTGTATTCAAAAAAAACACAACAAATGCCGAGAACTTTATAATACTTTTTCTATTATTATTAAAATAGAAAATGTATGACACATATATAAAATTGCAAAATACTCAGAGTTCAAAATATTCATATAATCCCCATTTAATTTCTACAAACGAGAATTTCAAATCTTTTCATATATCAAATTTGAAAAGTATTCGTTTTATGCCACGAGCAACTTTTTGCAAACCGGAATTTTTGAACGCAAAACGATTTAAAAATAATTTTTTTATGAAATATGCAAACGAAAGTTTACTAAAGTCAATAAGAAAAATAGAATATAATTATAAAGATACAAACCATAAAATAAAAAAAATAATAAATGATGAGTTGGTCGCAATGAACCCTGTTAACAGTGAAACGCATTCCATTTTACACGCAATCATTTTTTCTGGAATGTATGTAAGTTTATTGTCAACATATTTAGTATATTATTTTACAAATAGATAATAGATAATAGATAATAAAAATATAATACAACGCGCGATTGTTTTCTTTTATTGTTATATATAAATAATGCCAATTGCTGTAAACCTTAGTTCTGATATTTTACAACTACAAACATTAGAGGTTCAATACGAGACAAAATTAACAGAATATAAATCAGCATTTGCATCATACGTTACAACGGTGAAATCGCAAACTAACGCAAATAGTTATGTTATTCTACCAGGAAAAAAATTCATGGGAACTGCAAGCGTTTCTGATAATACAAATAGTAGTTCCTCACAATGTCAGGCGTTATGTAGTTCAAATACATCATGTACAGGAGCAACATTTAATTCAATTTCTGGAGTCTGCAAATTAAGAAAAGGTGATGGTCTTATTTCTGATGGCGCATCAAGTGATATTGCAATCGTTACAAAGTCAAAAGAACAATTAGATAATTTAGAAAAAATAAACTCACAATTAATATCCATTAATGACCAAATGATTACTATTACTAGACGAATAAACCCGTCTGTAAGTGAAAACGACTCAACTATAGTAACAAATAATAATTTTTTAGTGAAAAATAACATCGCATTGCTTGAAGAACAAGTTAAGATTAAAAATATGTTGAACAAATTTAACGATTTAGACAAAGAGTATAACGATCAAACATTAAATGTTGAAAGAAATAACGCAAGATATTACCTCTGGTTCATTATCATGATAGTAGCACTAATATTAACTAGTAAATTTTTATTTTTTCCAGAAGCAAGAGGAGACACTTTTAGCATTATTTTGTGGTCAATTGTTATCATTTGTATTATAATATCTACATTTCATTTAAACAATCCTGCTGCATATGCAATATGGATTACCTTGATATTTTTAGTATTAATGATGAAAGCTCAACTCATTCCGTCTATTTAATTCGCAATTACAATTTTACTGATACAATTACTGATACAATTACTGATACAATTACTGATACAATTACTGATACAATTACAATTACTATAAATATTTTTGTGTTTATTTATATTAATGACAAGTAACTCTGAAAATTATACATCGGAAACTTTAAAACAAGGCAAAAAATTTAAAAAATATCAAAACAAAATAGTTGAAAGGCAAGAAAAAGATATTAAACATTTAATGGAAGGATTTGAAACAAATGCAAGCACCACATCAAGACGATTGGTAAATACCGTTACAAATGTTCAAGATTACGCGATGCAACTTAATCAATTTCAAACAAATTTTGATAGTACTTTAGAAAGATATAAAACAGCTCAAGCACAATTAATGAGTAATACTAAAAATTTTATTAAGAACAACCAAACACTTGAACCTGGATCAATGGTAAATAAAAATATTTTTGTAAGCCAAGTTACGAGTAACCCAAGTTCTGAATATGTTGGTGCATATAAGGATAACACTGGATCTCCAGCAATAAATCCTAAACTGACCGGACAATACTCATACGATGAATGTCAACTCGCGGCTATAAATACCGGTAAACAATTTTTTGCATTAAGCAATGCAAATTCTACTACACAAAAAGCATCGTGCGCACTAACAAACGATTTAAGTGCGGCTGAAAAATACGGCCCTGCTGGTTCTAATTGTGAGCAAGGAACTGATGGATTTTTATATGGAGGAGAATCAACTAACGCTCTTTATCAGGTTCCCGAGGCAGAATTTGTTGGGAATTATGGAGATAATCCAAATCGTGCCATGCCAAGATTTGCAACAGGTGGAAGCCGAACATATACATATGATACATGCAAACAAGCTGCAAAAAATGGAGGATTCAATTTTTTTGGTCTTCAATGGTATAGTGGTGGAAGTAATGGCTACGCACAATGTTCTTTGAGCAACGATTTTTCTAAAGCAACTAAATATGGACAAAGTGGAAGTAGATCTGTAAATGGTCAAGGTAAAGTTGTTGGTGGAGGCTGGGCAAACGCAATTTATCAAGTTCAGTCCGATGACAGTAATACATTTATTGGTTGCTATAAAGACAACGAATCATCACCATCAATGAGTCTTGCTGGAAGTAACGCAACTGCAGCTTCTTGTCAACAAATGGCAATTGTCGGTAAAAATAAATATTTTGCATTACAAGGTGGTGTAGCTGGAACCTCAAAATGTTTTGTAAGCAATAGTTTATCAGAATCAACCAAATATGGTATATCCAATCCTACAGATAAATTTTCAGATAACAAAAATTATGGAAACTCTGATGTTAATTCTATTTACAAAGTTACATCAAACGGATATTACGAAAACTTGGGAAAAATGGGTTACATTGACAATGGAGGGCTATTAACCGAATATCCAAAACCAATGATTCAAATGGTTAACGGAGTTCCATCAATTGTTAATTCTAATGTAAGCTGCAGCAAAGAATATGTTACAATTGACAGCAATGTTTGGCAAAATCAACGAAAATCTTCAAACGTAATGTCTTCTTCTACAAAGTGTGGAATATCAAGTGCAATTCAAGCAGATCAAGCTAGCACAGCAGAACTAGAAGAACAACTCAAATCAATGTCTACGAATATCGTTTCAATAATTAAATATTTAGAAACTCTAGACGATGTGGTTATTAAACAGATGGGACTTAACAAAGAAACTTTAAATTCTATGTTGTCAAAGTATGGTTCATATAATTCTCAATTTTCTCAATATAAGAATGTTGATGTCAGCAATTATGATAATATTATGGAAGACAGTAAAATAGTAATATCTCAGCAAAATTATAATTACATGTTATGGTCAGGAGTAACAGTATTAATACTTATTATAGCTTTGCAAGTAATAAAAAAAACGAGCACATAAAATAAAAAGAAAATTATATATATTATCTTAATATATTCTATATATAATGCCAAATCAATTAGAAGACCAAACAACACAAATTGTTGCGGACATTCAAAATCTTCAAAATATAGAAACCGATTTATTTAAAACTTTAGAAACTGGTATAGCAAACAATACACTTACACAAGACCAACAGAATAAGCTTGTTGATCAAATTAATAACGTATCTGGTATGCGAGCTAGTTTATTCAAAACACTAAATAACATGCAAACATACTATAGAGGCAGTGTTTCTAGCGTTGGAAATATAATTGGTCATCAAATAAATTCTCTTGATATTGTTGAGAACCAATTAAATGAATCTAAGAAACGATTGAAGATTATTGAAGAAGAAAAAAATAATAAATTAAGGCTCGTTGAAATTAATGCGTACTATGGGGAAAAATATGCAACTCACACAGAAATAATGAAAACTATTGTTTTCTTTTGCATTCCAATTATTCTTTTGGCTCTTTTAGCAAATGCAAACATTCTACCTCACTCCGTTTATGTATTTTTATTTATAATTGTTATAGTTATTGGAATTGTTATTATTTGGAAAAAAATTTTGGAAGCGATGTCGCGCGACGACATGAACTATCAAGAATATGTTTGGGGAAAAGAACCACCAGAAAAACCGGAGATTAACACTGACACAACTGGTTGGGTTGACCCATGGAAGGGTCTTGGTTTAACGTGCGTTGCGCAAGAATGTTGCGACACAGGCTATACATATGTTCCATCACCAACCAACAAATGCATGCCCAATAACAACTTGCCAACCAGTGTTACTCCATATGATCCAACGAAAGCGCAAAGTATTTCATCTGGAACAACTTTCGTGAGCGATTCTTCTAGTTTATTACACACCGGCTCTTCCATTTTTAATTCGTTAACAAACTTATAGTTAAATTTAATTTTACTCCGTGTATTATATTAGTTTTTAATAATAATATAATATAACAACAATGCCAGAAAGCCAATACACAGCTCAAGAAATAGAACAAATGAGAGAGGACCTTACAAGTCAAAGTGCGACTTCACAAATTAATACGTTGATATCTAATTCGGCGGCATCACTAACATGTGGTCCAGATTGTCAAAAAGCAAGATATTCAGAAGAACTAAAGCAGAAGTTTTTAGACGCACAGGCCAATGTAAACACGGCTCCCGATAAATTAAACGCCGCTGCAAAAGAGTACTATACTTATACGCAAGGAACCGATGGATATAATAGGTATCTTTCAGGACAAGTATCTTCTGAATCAAAAATCTTAACATCTACTGCAAGCGCTACATTTTCAAGTGCGTCTGATAAATTATTGGCTTTGACAAAAACATATAACGAATTAAACTCTACCTATATAAACACAATTGATCTTTATAAAAAGTATTTAACTGAGAATTCTATTTTAGAAGGTAGAATAAATGGGATAAGTACAGACACTGTTACAAGCGATAGAAAATCTTTTTATGAAGGACAAGGTGTAGACAATTTGAACAGTTGGTACACTTTATTAAAATGGATATACATAATTCTTATCGTTGTCTATGTACTTGGCATGATTTTAGCCGGAAGCAATTATAGTTTTTTAACTAAGTTTTTGATTCTTATCGCGTTTATAATATATCCGTTTGTTATAGTTTTTGTTATTTCGTTATTATACAGCGGTGTTTCAAGATTTCTCAGTTTATTCCCAAAAAATGCTTATACAACTCTTGAATAATAATTTATTATTTTATTATTTGTATAATATAAAATATTATAATGCGAAAAAATAAAACAAATTCAAAAAAATATAGAAAAAGTAAAAGGCAAAAAAAAATAAATAAAACAAAAAAGCAAAGACTTTCTGGAGGCAATGGAGACGATACCTGGCGTGACGCCGGCAGTGAAGAATTAACAAATACTAAAATATTGAATTTGATAATAACTTTAATAAACCTATGGGGACTTGAACCAGTTATTAACAGCAGTTCTGATTTTATTAATACTATTAATAATGAAACTTTTCAAGAATCAGTTAACTTTGCCAATAATGAACAGTTTAGATTATTTATAGCAAGAATATTAAATAATATTTTTAATAAAGATCCAGAAGTAATATATGCAATATTGCAAATTGTAATGAAAACATTTCAAAATCCAGAGTTTTTAGCCGATGAATGGAATAATGCAAATAAAAATGATAGATATAAAATATTAACTAATAATATTGTTACTAAATACGAAGATATTAGAGATGTACTTACAAAAACTACTTTGCAGTTTATTTTATATATAATTAATTTGCCAAATGTTAAAGAAAATATAATTACTGTGATTAACAACTCAATAACGGTGTTGCATTCTTATAAAAATACAATTATATGTGCAATAAAAAATATTTATGACAAAAGAATGTTGGCGCTAGAATCAGTAAAAGAAGCTTTAATTACATTAATTGTAAAATTAAACATAATAGATGCAATTAGTAAAATAGACTATAAGATAAAAAATAAAGTTTTATATGGTTGCAAATTGGAAACATTCGGAGAAGTTTTTTCGCAAATTGTTCTACCGGGACATTCTTAAAATATAATAAAATATAAAAATTTTGCGTTTTATATTTTACACCTTTGCGCATTTTAAATGCGCATGGAGCCGTTGCCTTTGCACCAATAAATCTTCCCAGAATAGGCGATTTAATTGTGCAAAGGTGCAAACTAACCCTTATTTTAACAGTTTATTAGGAATATTCATCATCAAGTTGCTCCATTTCGTCGCCGTCATCATACAATAACTCTACATTCAACCAACCATCCTTTCGGCCTTTTCCAAATTTCTTATCCATATACTCAAATAGTTCAATACCCTTTGGTGCCTTCTTTGAACCTTGAGTCGCATCAAACCATGCCTTGAACTGACTCGTTAATGTCTCACGTTTAATCTTTTGTCCATCCTTTCGCACAATTCTTTCAGCAACAAACCCAGCAATATGGTCCTGGCCTTGGCGATATTTGTTAGACGCCGACATGACAATGTCACAATTCTTTACAATGCCCTGATTCTCAAACGCGCGTTTGACAAGCATACTCGCAAATACTGGAGCCCAATTCGGCAACTTCTCCTTCAAAATTGGGTCCTTTGGAAACTGGTGAGGGGTGTCATCTATAACTGGATCTTCAGGGTTCACAAACTTGGACATAAACTCAACAATGCGAATGCGTCTCCATGTTCCGTCATCATTGCTTACAATCTCAAAGAGTGTGTTGGTGCACACAACCAATTGAAACTGAATATTAAATTTTTCGGATTCGCAATACAACGCGCGAGCTTGCATAGTTGAATCTCCAGTCAATTGCTTCAACATACCCTCGTTAATTCTCGCGTCCTTTGAGGGTTCTTGCATAACTGCGTAACGCACACCCTTCAACTGCATAACTTCCGACGATGTTCCGCCAACACCCACACGTTTTTCAGTAACAAGTGTGATTGGAACTGTTCCTGAATATTCACCAATAGTAAGATTCATTAAATCCGTGAGAAGAGATTTTCCATTTGAACCATTTCCGCGATAAATATTGAAGGTCTGATTTATATTCTCACCAATAAGAACAGATGCAAGATGGTCCCACATATATCTATTAAGTTCCTTGTCTGGGAATAATTGCTCCATAAAAGTCAATATTTGAGTAGCAATAACTGCATCAGCCAAAGGATCAAATGGTTTGTAGCGGATGCCAGTTGTCTTTGTAATATAATCCTGTGGGTAACCATCTCTGAAAATCTTATTCTTAATATCAACAACACCATTTGCGAAACACATCAAATAACGATTCTCATCCATTTTGCTTACAAACTCCTTATCATAGAAGATTTCTGAAGCTTCCTTAAATATATTGCTCTTGTCATTCGTCTTCTTCAACTTGTTTGATAACTCTGTTACTTGTCTGATTTTTTTCTTGGCCTCTTCATAACGCTCGTCAGTTGGATCAAAATGCTGCATTTCAACAACATACGATTGCTGTTTACCTTGATACAAATTATACATTTCTCGTGAAATTGACAACCTTAGAGAGTTTCCTAGATCCCTCTCCCAATGATGATTTCTGTAGACATACCAGGTCCTGTTTGCAACGCTTGTACAAACATATTTGTCTTTGAACATTTGAAATAGAACCATTGCAAAATCATAATCTGTTGGAGTAATCAAGGTTTCATCAAGAAAATGTTGAACCGTGTTTTGTTTCACTTTAAAATACGCATCTTGAGCATCCTGTTTTGCCCAATACAAAATGGACCGTTTTGTAACACCATCTGGCTTTTCTTTGAAATCTTTCTTCCATCTTAAATGCAAATCTGGAATTGCAGAATAATCAAAATCACTCGCTTTACTTCGCAACATTATCCACGACAAGAATAGACGATCATCTGTGTGTTTTAGTGCAAATGCAACCTTTGTGCTTAACAAATGTGATCCAGGTTCGTAGTATTTCTCTGGTAAAATTTGAGTGTATTCATGTACTTCTTTTACATGATATTCGTTCAATGATAACTCATTCAACATATTTTCCACGGCGCGCTTCAAAATTGTTGCGTTGGTAATTTCATTCAGACTAATTACAGGAACTTCATCAGGATCTATATTATCCTCGTCAACCTTTAAAAGTAGTTTTGTTGAAGTTGTTGGTCGTTTGGGTTTTGGTTGAGATTTAATTTTTTCATATTCTTCCTTTATTTTTGTATTCATCTCAAACGATTGATGTTCTGTATATCTAGCCGACAACTTGTGCAGATCCTTTGAAATATCAAAATCTGATTCACAATCTTTTTCTTCCATCATAAATTCGCCATCCGCAGCATCATATTTAATCTCATAATATTGGGTCAATTGATATGCCATATTTCCTGGTTTTCTTGACCCAAAAACCTGCCAATTTGTTGACCCCTTGCTAATCCCTTCGTCCAAAACAGATTCCCATCCATTCAACAACGGAAGGTCCCAATATTCTCCAATCTTTTTCAAAACTTTGTTACGCAACAGCATCTGCAATGAATGTTCCATTTTTAATCCAATAATAATATGTACTCCATCTTTTGTCAACGATTTGTCTGCTAACCTATTTACATCTGGTTTTTCAAAAACATAAATCGGAAATGGTTTATTTTCTTCAAAGTCAAAGAATTCCTTAAGTAGTTCTAAATATACTCCGGCGATAATGTCTACAATATGATCCTTTGTATGCTGTCGTTTATCAACATCATAATTATATCTGAAGTCAAAATCAAGCAAAATTGGACATCCAGAGTCCAGTTGTTTTTCTGTCAAATATTCCATTTTTCTTTGAACAAAGACCGCTTCATAATAAAGCTTCCAAAATGTATCTTCATCTTCCTTCGGAATAACATAAGATCCACCGTATATTCCGAGTTCCTTGCTTGGTATTCTAGTATGTGTGAATGAAATGTTAACCCCCTCCCTCTTCTCGGAGTTTGTGTTATGCTTTGCAAGAAATTCTATTAAGTCTTTAAAGTAAGATTGGTGAGATTCCATTTCTTTTGTTGGTATAATATACAAACATTTTTCTATTTCATTTTTTTTATGTTTGTAAATAAATAATAATAATAATACGATTTACATGCAGATAAATTTATTATCTTGAAAATGGATATAAACGCATAATCATAGATAATGGAACAACTATGTCATCCGAAACAATAAAAGTTATTACAAAAGATACTATAAATCGTCTTTTACGCGATGTAAAACAAGTAATAAAAAATCCATTAATTGAAAATGGAATATATTACATGCACGACGACGAAGATATTTTGAAAGGATATGCGCTTATTGTTGGACCGTCCGAGACTCCATATTTTGGGGGGTTTTATTTTTTTGAGATTAACTATCCGGCAAATTATCCACACAGTCCACCTAGCGTCATTTATTGCACAAATGGAGAAAATATTAGATTTAATCCAAATTTATATACAAGTGGAAAAGTTTGTGTATCTATTTTAAATACTTGGCGCGGCGAGCAATGGACCTCTTGTCAAACTATTTCAACTCTTTTACTTACTTTGTGTACACTATTGTGCAAAGAACCTTTGTTGAATGAACCAGGTGTTTCAAATAATCATCCAGACTTTTCAAATTATGAAAAAATCATAGAATATAAAAACATTGATATTGCAATTCTTAAAATCATTGATAAAACGGTTGGTGTCTATCCAGAACAGTTTCATGCATTCAATTCAATCGTCAAAGAACACTTTATTAAGAATAGTGAAGAAATCATTAAATATTTAGAAAAAAAAGCTAATGAAACGCCAAACGCATTTAAAATTATTACTAGCATGTATAACATGAATGTTAAATTGGATTACTCCGATTTATTAGTTAAATATAAAGACGCAGTTGTTAAAAATAAAGCACTGTGAAACTAGTTTTAAGTTTTATTTTAATTAATGATTAAAATAAAAATTGACATAAATAAATAATGTGACGTAATAATATAAGGTCACCATGCATTTCTGCAGTTCATGTCAAAATATGTATTACATTCGCATTGATGGCGAAAACCCCAACAAGTTGGTTTATTATTGCAGAAATTGTGGAAATGAAGATTCAACATTAAACGTTGACAATGTATCTGTTTCAAAAGTTCAACTGTCAAAAGCTGAACAAAAATTTTCGCACATTATCAATAAATATACAAAACTTGACCCAACTTTACCTCGCGTTAGTAAAATTCTTTGCCCCAATCAAGATTGTGAAACAAACACAAATCACACCCACAGAGAAATTATTTATATTCGCTACGACGATGTCAATATGAAATATGTGTATCTATGTTCAACGTGCGACACTGTTTGGAAAACCGACGAAGCAAAGTAATTTACACAAGAATTTTGTAATGTTATTTCATTGTCTTCTCATTTAATTTCATTTTTGGAGTTTTGATGTTTTGTATTTTTATTTTATTGATAAAACAAAATAAAAATTGATTTAATAATATAAAAGTATCTTTAGTTAATATAACAGACATGGATAAAGAGGACGAAAAATTGTATTCTTCTGATGAAGACGAAGAAGAGGAATCTGAAAATGAAAATGCCGAAGAAGATGAAGAGCAAGAGCAAGAAGACGACGTCGTAGAACAAGAAGAAGATGAAGAACAACAAGATGATGTAGAGGAAGACGAGGAAGAAGAAGATGATTCTGTTAATGAAGACCTTGACGAAGAGCAAGAATCTAATACTCATTCTTTTGGAAAACCCAAAAAAAATACTCTAGTCGGCGGGTCATTGGAAAACGGCAATGATGAAGACGATGACGACGATGACGATTATCAAACACCATATTTGCAAAAATTCAACGCAGAAATTAATAAGAATTATATTCTTGACTTTCATCCAGAGTGTGCCATTAATAATTACGAAGAAATTTCAGTTTTGACTCAAGTTATTCGCGATAAATCTAATAATATTATTGACGATCTTCACAAAACTATTCCTTTCTTAACAAAGTATGAAAGAACTCGCGTGATTGGTCAACGAGCAAAACAAATAAATTCTGGGGCAAAAACATTTGTAAAAGTTCCGGAAAATATTATTGATGGATATTTAGTTGCAGAGTTGGAGCTTATACAAAAAAGAATTCCATTTATTATTCGTAGGCCAACTCCTGGAGGTGGATGTGAGTATTGGAATCTCAAAGACTTAGAAGTAGTGTCTTTTTAAAGATTTATATAACATCTATCGGTGTAAAATACTCATCATTAACAATTTTAAGAATAATCATATTATAAGATCGTTTTTCCATGTTTTTTTGCACTCTATGGCTATTAATTTCATAAAATCTCCAACTAATATTTAACTCTACGCCATAACCATAACTCGTTTTATTCTTACATTTAATATTTCTAAAATTGGAGAAAGCTGCCCGCGCAAAATTTCTCTCCGATGTTTTAAATTTTGCAATCATTTTGTATGGCTTATTTGGAGGCAAACACGACTCTTCAAAAGATTGTAAATAATACTCTTTGCCAGGGATCAAATTTTCTCTTAGAACTTCTTGTATGATTGTAGCTTTTATTTTTATACTTATATTCAAATAAGTATAAAAAATATTCAATTTTTATTCTGTTTTGCTGGTAAAAATTTTATCTAAATAATTTTTATTATTTTTTGCATCATTATATCCTTTGTCATATAACTCAACAAAGTTAAATTTGCTTCTTGAAAATAATGTAGTATAATCGGACACTTGCATTGGCATTTTCAATAACTTTTCAATGTATTTTCTAGCATTAATATTCTGGTCGTCACATAAAATAATATCATTTACACCCTTCCACATACTTGGTGTTATATGTAAAGATGGCTTTATTACATTCAAATATGGATACTTACTAAACCCTCCATCAAATGCATTCAAATTTTGATATTTATTTAAAAAACTATTTCCAGTTATGTATGGTATATGCGAACTTGCCACGCAACTATTAACTGCATCTTCAAGAGTCTCAAAATCTGAAAATATATGTGTATTTATTTTCATATAATCAAAACTGGTTACACCAACAAACAATTTTTTCAAGTCAAAATCTTCTGTTTTGAACTTGTTCAATATCTTATATTTTATCATATATTCTAAATCAATAATGGATACAGCGTTATTCAACTTGTCATCCAATAATTCATGTACCACTTCTATTGGCTCTTTTTTATATGTCATAAAGAGAGAATTCCAGGCACCAGCGGATGCTCCAGAAAAAATAAAATCATCCAACATATAATGTTCTTTAATAAACGCGGATGTTCCTAGCATATAAAACCCTTTTAATCCGCCTGGAGATATGGATATTAACTTTTTGTCTCTTATGAATTCATTTTCTTTTAAATATAATGAATTATTGTTGCGAATCCATTTGTTTGTTCGTATATTTATAATAGACTGTTCTGAGTCAATTTCTGCGAAAATTTGTGGTTTAATTATGGTTGGAATTGCGCTTTTTATTCCAACTACTTTTGATGCGCCAATTTTGTTTAAGATTCTTGAGATGATTGAAATTATTATTAACAATCGCATTCCCATTTAATCTTGTGTGGCACTATTCTTTTATTTCACTTTCATAGATATAGTTATATGTTACTGCTTAAATATTTTATTCTAAGTATATAGTATAATCAATTTAATGCTATTTATAGCTATAATTTTTGCTTTGGTGTGTCACCAATCTAGCTGTTATCTCCAAAATTTGGTTTGTACTTCCGTCGCATTTGGTAAATGCGTGGTTGGAACACATTGTGGAATAACGGATACTGGTGCATACATGTGTTTACCTTGTCCAGCGGGTAAATTATGTCCTGGGGATGGATATGTTTATCATGAGCAGCAACTAAACAACAAAAAACTGAATCGTAATGCGAGTAAATACATTATGCAGACATCAAATAATAGATATATTGTTTCTTCCGATCCAGAAAACCGAATATTGTTTCGCAAAAAATTTAAAAAATTTATTAAAATTGCAAAAGTTGGTTTAAAAGTTGCTGCTATTGTAAAAACTGGTGGTACTGCCGGTATTGCAAAACTTGCTGCAGAAAAAGCTAAACAACTTGCCATAAAAAAGGGCCTTCAATGTTTAAAGAACGGATTAAGCAACTTCTGTAATGGAAAGAAAAGGGGTGCTAAACCTAAGATAAAGATTAAACCCAGAATTAGTTCTCCTGGAGGTGTTGTTAAAAAGACAAAACTTATTAGACAAGGTAACCTTAGAAGGATTCCAAAAACTTCCACAACTAAACCAATTTTTAAACCTAAACCCAGAAAAACAAAGCCTTTAGGCAAAGGCAAAGGCAAAGGCAAAGGCAAAGGAAACAAAATACAACCTTCTAAAAAATTAAAAAGTAGACCACAAAGTTTTAATGAAAATTCTGTTAAAACCCATACCCCATGCTCTAATATTTTTGACGACTTTGCAAATAAAGTAAATAATGTTACCAATAATGTTGTTAAAAATCCAGTAAATAAAGGAAGAGACTGGTTAAAGAAGAATATTGGTGGAAATAACGGAAATTGCAACCAACAATCATTCGGAAGAAGAACACCTATTAATTTGCGAGGCCAAACTACAAAACCAAAAATAAAACCAAAAATAAAACCAAAAATAAAACCAACTGCTAGAAGAAAAAAACGATCAACTAAAACAAAGTCAAAATCTCGTTCTGGCGTGCCCACTTCAAACGTTGATACAGTAAGTCCTCCTGTTTCAAATGATGATACTACAAATGCTCCAATTTCAAATGATGATTCTAGACCCATTCCAAAATCAAGACCAGCTACAAAAAGTAAGCCTAAACCTAAGGTAAAACTAATAACATCTAGTCATCCTTCAAGCGTTGACACAACCGTATTAGCATCTGGACGACCGGTTAGAAGACCAACTCAAATTTCTATTTCTACGGATGATAACAACCCTACCCCAAGACCATCTAAAAGAAGAGTAATACGAACTAAAATGCCAATTAGAAGACCCACTAGAAGACCCAGTCAAACTTTTGTTGTAACAGACGATGGTGCACCTACACCTAGACCATCTAGACGAAAAGTAATACGAACTAGAAGACCAACTAGTTCTCATTTATCTCTTTCTACACCTAGACCATATGCGAAAAAACTGGTTAGAACTATAACACCAACTAGATTACCAACAACAATGATGCCCATATTTGTATTAACAATTAGCCCAACAAGAAGGCCTGCTCCATTGCCTACGATTCGCCCTACAAGAATGCCAACACCGGTGCCAAGTATAGCCCCAACGGTGCATCCATCTCCCTTGCCAAGTAGAGTTCCAATTGCGATGCCATCATCTAAACCAACATTTCTTCCTTCAGCAGCTATAGCTGGACCACCAACCATGATTCCAGGCATTAGTTGGAGTATATTCTCAAGTTCTCCAACGACAAGAAGCAATACACCACCAACACTCGTCCCAACAATATCAATGTTTACTATAATAACTCAAATTCCAACACCTCGCCGAACTATGCGCCCTACAGCTTCACCAATTTTATTAAAAGCGGTTAGTCAAGAGGCTTCTCCAACCCAAAGACCAAACACAGAAATTCCAACTGTAAACCCCAGCATTCAGCCAACTTTTACTCCTAGTTTCAGACCTAGTCCAATTCCCAGTTTAGCCCCGAGTCAAGAAGTTATAAAAACTGTAAGTCCCACTGCTTCTGGTGTTGATGCATCTTCAATAAATAGTGCTTCTACTAGCGAACGTTCTAGTATTTCAACTACAGCAATTGGTGTTGGAGTTGGTTGTATTGTTATTTTGTTAATTGTTGTTTGTGTCTGCATATTTGTCACAAAGAAAAAATCAAAAGAAAAATTGTCACCATATCAAATTTGGACTGATTATTATGCGGGAAAACCCCAAGAAAAACAAATGAATTCAAAAGAAGATATTCATCATTTTTACAATAAAAGTCCTAGACCATCTTTTAATCAAAATACTGTATTTACTCCACATGTTTCGGGAAGAATATCTTCACGCAACTCGCAAATTGTATCGCCAATTAGAAGTCAGAAAAATGATCATCGGCGTTCATTTAGTGCAGGATCAATGCTGCACAACATTTAACGCATTTTAAATATTTATAATATTTACATAAATTATTATATGAAACACGCCGACTTTGCATTACTATTTAAAATGTCTTTACTTATTACATTGATTTTAAGTTTTTACATTTTCATAAGAGCTATATTTTTTGAAGATGATGAAAAGAAACGGATTTTTAACGCTTGGCAATTTCCAATGTTATTAGCTTTATACATTGACGCAGTTTATATTTTAACATCTTAAAACAATCGTTTATTATATGTATTTTAAAAATTTACATATAATAATTTTAGTCAAATGAAAGTAGCATTATGTTTTATTATTAGTTATTCGCACATAGTAAATAAGGAAAAAATTTGGATAGATTGGATTGAGCCAAACAAAGACATTATTAATGTTTATTTTCATTATAAGAATTATTCTCACATCAAATCTGACTGGATTAGAAAGAACGCGATTCACCCAAAGTATATAGTTGAAACAAATTATATGCACATTGTTCCAGCTTATTTAGCATTAATGTCTTTTGCAATGACTCATGATTTTAAAAATCAGTGGTTCTGTTTTTTAACCGACTCATGTGTTCCAATCATCTCGCCTTTAAAATTCCGCGAATTATTTTTTGAGAATTATTCAAAAACTATAATGAACTGGCGAAAAGCGTGGTGGAATGTTCAGTTCTGCAATCGTGCAAATCTGAAGATGTTAAAAGAAGAATCTCATTTGGCAAACGACCCTTGGTTTACAATAAAGAGAGAAGATGCTCAAAGATGCCTTACATATTCTAAAATTAATACAAATATTTATACTCTAATATGCAGCGGAGATGTGGCAAATGAAAGTATTTTTGCTATTATTTTGCAAGCGGTAAATAAACTCAAAGAAGTTAAACAAGCAGTGACACATGCTGCAGACTGGTCTAGAATGAGTAGTGCTACTAGTCCTCACGTATTTAAAGAGGGTAATAAAACTGATTTATCGTTTATTAACGACTTTTTGGAGAAGAATCGTTATACCATGTTTTTGCGAAAGGTAGACACAAAATTTCCCGACCAAGTAATAACAGAGTATATAAATAAAGATACCGATGTCGTTAATAGACGAATCAGGGTTAGACGCTTAGAGAGAAGATATGCGTTTCAACAACTTTTGCAACAATTCAAAAAATATGGGCATTTGTTTTTGGTTATACCCTTTATAATTTTATTTTTTCAAATGAGTATTTCTTACCTGCATTTTTGAGATTTATTTTATATAATTATAAAACCAGTCGTTTATAATTAACACATAAAATTTATAAAAAATGTCTATGAAATATATATGAGCGATTCATCTAATGTATATCAATATACCGAAGATAAA